GATATTTTGGATTTTTCATGAGGCCGTTTTACAAAAGAAGAAATCCCTTGAGTGTTTGAAAATATTTGATGAATCCGGATTGATTGATGTTCTTATTGCCGAGCCCGCTAATGGTCAGGGTTATTCAATTACCAAAAGTCTGAAAAGAGCAAGAGGAGATTATTTTATTTACTGGGTGGATGACCACTCCCTGATTGAGAAATTGGATCTGAATGAAATCTTTTATGTGATGGATAATAATTTAGATATCAATCAAATTACTTTGGGTAAAAGATCCAATGGATTTGATTTGGAATACTGGAAAAAGGAAGAAGTGGAAGAGGAAAGAAATGGTTATAAGTTGACTGTTTCTGCTCACTGGAGATACCTTCCCTCAGTATGGAGGATTTCTTGGATTAAAGAAAGATGGGTTTGTTTTACTGATCACAATCATCATTGGCATATTAACAGTATTCTTCAGAAGGATGCCCCGGAAAGAAAGTCCGCAGATTGGGTCAAGAAGAATTTAGGGACCTATTACTTTGGCCCTGTTGGAGAAGGTTGGTATGTTGATAATATTGGAAAGGGTAAGGGGCAGAGAAATCCGGATTATAATTTAGAGGAATTAAAATGATTGATGTAATTCGCACTTCTGCTTCTCGCCCTGATCTGTTACAGGCTTCGCTTGAGCCCTTTAAGAAGTTTGTGAAGTATAGTGGAAGACTTCGAGTTTTGTTTCATGAGGATGTTTTAAATAAAGAGGCTTCCAAGGAATGCATTCGGATAGCCAAAGAGAATTTTGATGAAGTATTCATGCACAATCCTCCAATAAATCAAGGTCCCTCCATTGATTTTCTATTGAGAAGAACGGCCACTGATTATGTTTTTAATATTGAGGATGACTGGGAAGTCATCAAGGAAATTGATTTGGATCTGATGGTTAAAATAATGGAGGAAAATTCGGATGTAAATCAAATTGCTTTTCATAAGAGAGAGATTGCCTCAGAACGTCATGGATGGAAAAAGAAAGAAGTGGAAAAATCAGGAGTATGTCTGACTACAAATCCACACTGGGCATTCACCCCAGCTTTATGGAGAAGAAATTTTATAATGAAGTTCTGGAGAACTCCTCCAAGAAATTTGAATCCTGTTTGGTTTATAAATCCTCTTGTTAAAAGAGGAAAAAAGATGCCTTCAGCAGACTGGATGATATTAAATGTAGGGTCTTACTTTTTAGGGAGAATAGGAACTCATGCTTATGTGAAACATCTTGGCTTTCAGAATTCTGTGAGAGAAGGGGAGAGAAAATTTTAATGTATTCAAAAGAAGCCCCAGCAGACCTTCAATTCGCGTGGCAGGAGTTTTTTGGAGAATTTATTAAAGGGAGTTCGATTTTGGATATAGGCTCGGGAAGAGGACTCTCAAAGGAAAGACTATCTTTAGGAAATAATCAGGTTTTTACTTCTGATGCTAATCGAGCCTTGATGAAGCAAGTGGATTTTATTGTTGACTCAAGAGATTTGGTTGATTTTAAAAAAGGAAAGAGTTGGGATTATGTAACTGCTTTTGATGTGATTGAGCATGTCAATTATGATCCCAAAGTTTTTATTCAAAATATGATTAGCGTAAGTTGTAAAGGAATAGTATTCACCACCCCCAATGGAAAAGTTCATACGGCACCCTGGCACTATAAACCGGAAGAAGTAATTGATTTGATAAAAAATTATGAAAATAAATCTTACTATTCAATGAAAAAACACACTTCTGAAAGTGAGGTGAAAGAGGTTTCTTTGGAGTCATTCTTGAAAGACCAGTATAATGGAATGGGAGTAATGATTCTAAAATGAAACAGACTCGAATTGTGGGACTGGGAGATTACACCGGATATTACAGTTATTTTACATACGGTGTTTTGGAAGGGGCTATTCGTTGTGGAGCCTGGTTCCGTCCGGTTTCTTTGTTATCCCAACCTCTTCTTAGTGTGAGGGAGCAGATTGATTTTTTCAAGCCCCACATAATTTTTGCTCATTGTATTTTTAATAGAAAACCCCATAATCGAGAAGAAGTATTTGATCTTCTGAGATGGTGCCGAAAGAAATTGGGAACCTTTATTTTCTACCACATGGGGGATGCCCGAACAGAGCCCCGATATCCTCAACCCATAAATGATATTGTGGATGCAGTCTTGATAAATAATGGGGAAGGAAAAAAATGGTCTGAGAAATGGTGGAAAGTTCCTTGCTATCATTGGCCATACCCCTGTTTGTATCAGTCGGATATCTCGGAAGAGATGAAAGAGTTTGAGGGGGATGTGGTGTTTACTGGAGGAATTTCAAAGAACCCGGAAGATCCCTATCATTATGAGCGATCCCAATTTGTCGAGAAGTTAAAGACAAAATACAATGTAAGAGTTTATCCCGATCCAGTTTATGGGAATTCCAGATTTTTGACCGCTGAAGTATCTTCCTCCTCTAAGGCAATAATTGGCTTTCAGATGGGGGAGTCCATTCATCTTTATAATGATGTGCGTCCGTTTCAATATACGGGTGCGGGAGCTTTGTATTTTCATAACAAACATCCAAACATGGATTACTTTTTTAAGGATGGGGATCACTACTTGGGCTATCAGTCCTTTGAGCATTTTCAAGAACTCTATAAATTTTACTCCATTGATAATCCAGATATGGGAAAATGTATTCGTCAGAAAGCCTTCTGGTTTGGACAAAAGTATCACAGCACTCAAAGAAGAGTTCAGTATGCAATTGATATATGGTCTGGAAAAGACGCCAAAATGGAATTGAGTGTAGAAAGGCTTTTACAATGAAAGTATTTGATACCGCTTTCCTTTCTGAGAATGAAATTCGTATTGATGGACTTTCTTATTCCTGCTTAATTGGGAAGCACTCGGTGTGGATTCCAGAAATAGGAATAAAGATACTCTGGAGTCATCATGGAAAAATTGAATCCTACAGAGATTGGGAAAAAGGGAGAAATCAGGAAGAAATTATTAAAGGAAGTTTTAATCAGAACTCGGAAGGATTTGAAAAAGAATCTCTTCGATCAATTCTTCTTGAATACAAAATGATGAAATTACTTTCAGAAAGGAATCTGTCTCCACCGATAGGGGATATGATTTATATAAGAAAATTTACTTCATATTTTCCTTATGGAACTGAGCACTGTGATGTTATTGGAAAGTATGGTTATGAAATGGTTTCGGCAAGAAAACTTTCTTCAAAGGGAGATTTTAATAAACAATCTTTTGATAAATTTCTGAATGAGTCTAAAATTGAGATGACCATTGGAGCATACAATGATTACTTCAAACCTGGGAATATTGTGAATGGATATTTGGTAGATGTCCGAAGAACAATATGGGATATGCCTAAATGGAGTCTCCCTCATTCTCTTTCTGATACAGAAATTCCTTTATTAAATAAGGAGGAACTGGAAAATAGAATTTTTAATCTGACACAGTTTCCTCATAAGCAGAGAAGGGCAAATTATCAGACTTACTTTATTGATGGAAAGTATAAGTCTGGATCAAGGGACACCTTGTATCGATATGAAAAAATGGATGTGGAAAGAAATATGACTGGTCTGTCCATTCTTGATTTAGGATGCAATCTTGGTTCAATTCTCGTGGAAGCAAGAAGGAGAGGAGCAAGCAAACTTCTTGGAATAGACAACGAAAAAGACTACATTGATTGTGCAAGAGATTTGGCCCATTACAATAAACTTCCGATTAACTTTATTCAAAGAAATTTGAACAGGGTAACTTCTTTGATTTCAGAGATCAGGAATTACTTTTGTCATAAAGAGATTGATGTGGTATTTGCTCTTTCTATTTACAAGCATATTTATGGGAATATGTTTGTTATTCTTAAAAACATCAAATGGAGGAGGTGCTATATAGAAAGTCATAATGCTCCGGAAGAGTTTGAAACTGGTCATGTGAAGGAAATGCTGAAGGGGATTGAATCCCTGGATTGCAAATCTACTTATCTTGGACAAACTGAAGACCGATCCCCCAGGTGTCTGTGGAGATTGGAGAAAGGTTGATTGGAAATGATGAATCAAAAAGTCATGAGACTGATGAAAGAGAAAGTTAAGAATTTACGTTTTCACATGGGGGAAAACATCTCTATTCTTGAGAAAGATCCGAATTTGGAGGGGCTGGAATACCATGATTCTATTGTAGCAGTACGCTGTGGAAAACAGGATCATGCCCATACTTCAATTCTTTTTCCGTCAAACAGAGAAGTCAGGGAGGAAATTCTTGAAAAGATTTATCATGAGGCTGGAGCCAGTTTTGTAAATGAAGAAAAAGAAGAAAAGGAAGTTCTTTTACCAAAGAGAATTGTCTTTCATAATCGACAGGCAATCGGGGACATTATAATGTTCACCTGCGCTATTCGGGATTTTAAAAGACAATTTCCGAATATAAAAGTTCAGGTTCAATCCACCGTTTCTCACATGTGGGATTTTAATCCAAACATCGATAGAGAAACTTGGACAGACATTATTGACCCTCTGTCGTTTAAAAAGGAAGAAAGAAAACCCTCTGATTCAGAGATGGTGGAATACAATAGAAGGGCAGTAAAGGAAGCCATTGAGAAAGACGGAGCGGTTAAATTGTATATTGGCCCTGGAAAAGCAACCAATGCTTCCAACAGATCAGATAATCATTTTGCCAATGCTTTTAGAATTTCAATAGAGAACATTCTTGGAATAAAAATTGAGCAAGGTCCCATCCGTGGGGATCTTTATATGACCGAAGAAGAATACAATCGTCCTCCAATTATTGAGCCCCCGTATTGGTTGATTACCGCAGGCGAAAAAGGGGACTGGACAGCAAAGACTTTTGAATTCGGGAAATGGAAAGAGGTAGTTGAAAAGCTGCCTCAAATAAAGTTCGTCCAGATAGGATCAAGAGGACATAAGCACCCAAAACTTTCAGGAAGGAATGTGATTGATTTTATCGGAAAGACAGAAGACAGAAATACTGGATTTAGGGATTTGTTGAATCTGTTTAATTACTGCGAAGGATCTGCCGGACTTGTTTCCTTCCAGATGCATCTTGCAGCCGTATTTAATAAACCATGCGTGGTAATAAGTGGAGCAAGAGAGCCCGTGTGGTTTACCAGATATCCTGGACAGCAATACTTGGCGACTGATGGCTGCTTGCCTTGCACAATCACAAATCAAGATGCCCCAACCGCCTGTTGGAAGTGTGATATCAATGGATGTCCTAACGGAATTACTTTGGATGAATCCGGTCAAAAAGTTCCTCTTTGTGCGGACATCATTTCTTCTGAGGATGTAGTTCAGGCAATCTTAAAATACTATAATGGAGGAAGATTGTCCATTGAATTTGATAAATCCTCTGGACGATCCAAATTAATTAATGTAGTAAAGACTCCGCCGAAGGTATTTGTTCAAGAAAAAGAACCCGAGAGGCCCTTTGGTATGGACTGGGGAGGATCATCCATTACTGATAAAGACTGGGAATACATTAAACAGATAATCAAAAATGAGGAAGTTAAATCAATCTGTGAATTCGGTGTGGGCCTTTCTACTTTGCTATTTGATTCATTTGGGGTGAAAGTTGTTCCTTATGAAACTCGACAGGAAGATATTGATCGATTTAAGAAAATGAATCCTTCCTTAGATATTCGTTTGTGGGATGGAAAGAAGATATTTATTCCTGAAAAGGCAGACCTGGTTTTTGTTGATGGTCCTGGTGGAGGAAAAAATCGGGAGCCCTCCTTCATCATAGCAAAGAATTTTGATAGAGTTTTGATCCATGATGCCGGCCGTCCCACAGAATTACAGTGGGCAGAAAAGCATTTAAAAGAAAGTTATGAAAAGATTTCTCAGGGAGGGCACCGAACCGCCTTCTGGAAAAGAAAGACAGAAGTCGGTGCTTGCACCCCTCCAGTTAAAGCCCCTAATTCAAACAGAGTCAGGATAGTATTTAATGGAAGAGGAGAAGGTGGAGCGGAAGGATCAGTCACTTGGTTATTGAATGAGTTTGATAAAAGAGGATGGAATACAGAATACATTTCTCCAAAACAGGCTCCTTGTGGAACCTTCAGAAACAAAGGGAATAGTAATACTATATTCCTGAATGACTTGAAAAAAATAAAAGAGGAAACCGATCTTTTGGTTTTGTATGTGAATGATTGGGTATGGGAGTTCACTAAACCAGAGATAGAAGAAGTCTTTTCTGAATTGAAAGCCACCAGAAAAGTGATGGTAGTGAATTTTAGAATGGGGGGCATTGGAACAGATAAAGCCAAGTGGACAAGAGATTGGGACAAATATTTATTTCTCAACTCCTCCTTGGAGAATACTTTGAAGGAGAGAATTCCTTTAGCAAAGACCCGTTCTATGGCTCCCCCAATGGATCTTTCCAAGTTCTTTGATAGGAAAGTTGATTATTCTGGAAACCTTAAAATTGTGAGACACAGCAGTCAAGGAGATTCTAAGTATCCAAAGAACTTCAATGAAATTCTTCAGGAGGTATTTGATAGCATAGAAGATGAAGCCTCCTTGAGATTGATGCCTTCCCCAACTTTTCTATCCAATGAGTTTGTGGAGCGATTTAAAGTTGTTTGTCATAAGAGAAATGATCCCTCAGTAGATGAGTTTCTGTCCTTGGGAAATTGTTTCTGGTATTGTCTTCCCGAAGGATACGAAGATCAAGGTCCCAAAGTCATCATGGAGGCGCAGTCGGTGGGTCTTCCGGTGGTGGCAGACAATCATTCAGGCGCAAAAGACAGAGTGATTCCTTCTTCAGGTTTTCTTTGTAATTCAGTAAAAGATTATATCTTTGCTTTGGAAGAATTACAAAATCCAGAGTTAAGGGCTCGAATGGGGGAGAGCGCAAAAGAGCACGCAAGAAGGGAGTATTCACCCGATAAATGGATTGAGGAAATTCTATCATGAAAATATCGGATGAATACCACAATTATTTTGAGAAGAGTCGTTTGTGGGAAACCATAACCTGGATGGGTGTTCCGATGTGGAAACTCCCGAATGATGCCATGATAATTCAGGAGATAATTTGGGAAACAGAGCCCGATGTAATTATTGAGACTGGAACCGGTCAGGGAGGTTCCGCTCTGTTTTATGCTTCCATCTTAAAGTTGTTTGATAATCAAGGAAGAGTTGTCACAATTGATAAAGAGAAGAAGGTGGACTTTTCTTCCATGTGGTTTCCATGGTGGGATTCTATTATTCAAATAATTGGATCAAGTATTGACTTTGATGTAGTAAGTGAAGTTGAGAAATACTGTAAAAATTTTAGTACCATGGTCATTTTAGATTCCTTTCATTCTTATAATCATGTAGTGAGAGAATTGGAAATTTATAGTCAATATGTTTCCCAGGGAAATTATTTGATTGTGGAAGACACTCATGTAAGTGGGCATCCCGTTGAATGGGAGTATGATAAAGGTCCTTATGAAGCCGTTCAAGATTTTCTTTTTGTGAATGATAGTTTTGAAGTTGACCCTTATAGGGAAAGACTTGGAATGACATTTAACCCTTCCGGATATTTAAGGAGGTTGAAATGATTCCATTGTTTAAAGTCTTTATGAGTAAGAATGTGGATAAGGATCTTTTATCTGTTCTTCATTCAGGATGGATTGGCCAGGGAGAAAAGGTGATAGAGTTTGAAGGGGCTTTATCTGACAAAGTTAAAAATCCATATTGTCTTTCTTTGTCTGCCGGGACTCATGGAATTCATCTTGCATTGAGATTGGCTGGAGTAGGGCCGGGGGATGAGGTACTTTGTACTCCATTAACCTGTACTGCTACCAACTGGCCGGTTCTTTACCAAGGAGCAAAAATAGTTTGGACAGATATAGAAGAAGATTTGAATATAAGTCCTTATGAGATTGAGCAGAATATTTGTGGAAGAACAAAGGCAGTGATAGTAATGCACTGGGGCGGATATCCTTGCGATATGGAGAAAATTCACTCAATTTGTAAGGAAAGAGGTGTCGTTATAATCGAGGATGCCGCCCATGCTTATGGTTCTACTTACCGGAATTCTATTATCGGAGATTGCAAGTATTCAGATTTTTGTATGTTCAGTTTTCAGGCGATAAAAAATTTGAATTCAGTGGATGGTGGAGCTTTATTTTGCAAAGAAAGAAAAGTTTATGATGAAGGAAAACTTCTTCGATGGTATGGAATTGATCGGGAAGGTCCGAGAAAAGATATGCGCTGTGAGGAAGATATTTATCAGTATGGGTACAAGTATCACATGAATGATGTTTGTGCCACAATTGGTTTGAAGAACATGGAAGAAGTGGACAGAAATATTGAAATAGCCAGAAGCAATGCTGAATTTTATAACAGAGAATTAAGATCTGTTCCTGGAATACGATTGACCCAAAGGAGGGATAATAGAAAATCCTCTTATTGGCTTTACACTCTTTTTGTGGAGGATCGGACAGGATTTGCCCGAAAGATGGGAGAGAAAGGAATAATGGTGTCAAGGGTTCATGAAAGAAATGATAAACACTCTTGCGTAAGGGAATTTGAAAGAAGCCTTCCTATGACTGATAGAATAGTAAAAAGTATGATTTGTATTCCCGTAGGCTGGTGGTTAACAAAAGAAGATAGAGAGTATATTGTAAATTCAATTAAGGAAGGCTGGTAGTGAATTTTAAAGAGTGGGAAATACTTTTGATAAAAAATTCTTTTGTAGCAAACACTATCAAGAGTATCAATTACTATCCAGTTTTTCCTTTAGAGAATCAAATCTGTAAGGGTTCTGGAAAGAACTTTTGGTGCACAGATTATCGGGATCTGGAAATACTCAAATGCTGGTATATAGGATTTGATGCTTACAGAAATAATCCAATTCCAAGAAGACTGATAGGAAATGTAAATTTTTCTATTGATAAAATTATTGAAGAATCGAAGAAAAGAATTGAGCGAATGCAAGAAATAGAGGCCAAATCAGAGCTTTATGATTCCATTTATATTTCAAATGTAGGAAGAGGAACTGATGTAGTTCTGGCTTTGCTTGTTAAAGATTGGGATCATATTGCAGCAGTCGATTCTTTTGATTATCAAGAAAAGCTAAAATTGGCCTTTGGAGAAAAGATAGTTTTCTATAGAAACTTGAATTTAAACTTGAAGGACTGTTTCAAGATAGAGAATGGAAAAGAGATTTGAGATCCTCTTATTTACAAAATAATTATGGGCCTATTTTTAGAAACACGGTGGTTTCTTTTAAGCCCCACTCTTGCGTGGAGTTAGGAGTACTGGATGGATATTCAGCATTTTGGACAGCTTTGGGCCTTGAGCGCAATCATATTTTTCATTCTCATCGTGGCCATCTTTGTTGTTATGATCTGTGGGAGGATTATCCGCACAACCATGGGAATGAAGAAAAGGTAAAGGATATTTTAAATAGCAAAGGACTGCTGAAGTATGTTTCTTTAAAAAAAGCAGACGCCTTTAAAGTTCATGAAGATTATGAGAAGAAAAGTATATGTCAACTTCATGCAGACTTAAGCAACACGGGAGATATTTTTAATTTTATGATTGATAAGTGGCATCCTATTTTAAGAATGTCAGGATTGATTTTATTTGAAGGTGGGTCAGAAGAAAGAGACAATATTGAGTGGATGAAAAAGTACAACAAGTCTTCCATCAAAAAAGCGATTGAGACCAATGTAATAGTGAATCGATTTTATCAATATGGAACCTACTATAATTTTCCTTCATTGACGGTTTTAATAAAGAAAGGAGAATAAAGTGGAGCACCCCGGATCAAGAGAATTGATGGATTATGTAAATCCTTCTTCTTGGAAGTCCTTTCCATATTCTGAGAACATCAAATGGGAGAGATGGGGATTATTCGGAATGCTTTCTGACTTTGTTCTTCATTATATTAAGGGAGATATTATTGAAGTTGGAGTCTGTGAAACCTCAATTTATCTTTCCTGGCTTGCTAAAAAATATCATCGAAAAGTATATCATTGTGATATCCAGAGAAGTGTTATTGAGAATTGTAAAACAGTAGGAGGATATTTTAATGATGATGCAGTAATTATTTGTAATTCATCCGATAATTTTTTCAAGAATATAAAATTCACTCCTATTGCTTTGACTTTTATTGATGGTGAACATGAATTTCTTCAAGTGAAAAGGGATTTTGATAATGCTTTTGAATTGACTGTTCCTGGTGGTTATATTTTTCTTCATGACACAATGCCACTGAATGATGAGTATTTAGGACCGAGTCGATGTGGAGATGTTTATCGTTTGAGAAAGTTTTTAGAAGGAAGAGAAGACTTATGGAATGTTTTTACTTTTCCACACTCGGCATGGAATGTGGGATTAACAATGATAAGAAAGAAGTTGTTGGATCAACCAGGGTATAAGTCATGAAGAAGTTAAATCTTCATTCACTATCAGAAAATATTTTGATGGGAAATTTTAAATGAAAGAAAAACTTCAGTTCGTTATTTTAGTTATAGCTTTGGCTGGTTCAATAGTTGGGGCAATAAACTACTTTGCTAAGGCTGAGGAGGTTAAGCATATTGAGATGAGACTTGATATGAAGATTCTTTCTGATTCAATTGCTCAGGTATATCAAAGAATGTGGCAACTTGAAGATAGAAATGGAGACAGGGATTGTTCTAAATGGCTCAATTTAGATGATAAAGAAGAATACAGGAAACTGGAAGTACAATTGGAGGAAGCAAAGAAAAATTATGATACTTTAATTCAGAAGGTTAAGAAATGATCTCCGAAGAAGAAAAGAAAATAAGTGGTATTCTTCCATTCAATCATACTCCTAATGCGAGCAGATTTGATTTGAGACCAAATTGGGGGGATTTGAGTTTGAATTATAATTGTGTTCCTTTTGAGAAGAAAGTTGCAATCATTGTGACTTCCTGGCATGGACATCTTCCTTTCTTAAAAGCAACCTTAACTAATTATCGATTATCGGGGGCCTTTGTGATTTGTGCTTATGATAATCCTCTTAAATACTGGAATATAAAAAATACGGAGTTGAAAGATATTTTTCCGACTCCAGATGTTTTTCTTCTTCCTCATTCATGGGTGTTTAAGCACCCTACCTATGACAATGAAAAAAGGGTAGGTTGGTTTTTTGATATAATTTATGCGGCTGGAGCGTTATCCAGTTTTTCTAATCTGGAATACATCTTTACTGTAAATGGAGATTGTATTTGGGAGAAATCGGAAGGAATACAAGATTTAATTGATGTACTCGGAGATGGGGATTTGATGTCCGTTTCCAGAGAGAGGAATACTATTCACACCTGTGCCATTCTTTTTAAGGCAGAAGCCCTTTTTAAAATAGTGGAATACTTTTGCAATTTTTATAACGTATCCGTGATGTCTTTTCATAGTCCTGAAATTATTTTGGATGAGGCCATTAGAGTTTTAGATTTAAAGGAAACTGTGGCTCCGGAGCAGCCCATGGAGCCCGATATAAATAGTGTGGATCACTATTCAAGATACAATCAAAATAGTACTTGGAAGAAATTGGTGGGATATAGAAATCTTTCAGCAGAGTACTTGACCGCCGCCATTGAAAGAAGGGAGCCTGTAGAAAGAAAGTTCTTTGATATGAGATACTCAAAATATCTTTCCACTGGCGGACAGGACCCCTTGAAAAAATATTATGAAACAGGAGACAGAAGATACATTTATCAACTGTGGGATCAGTCAGAGGATAGTTGGTGGGATAGATTCTATTACCCACTTGAGAGATACAATGAATTTGTAGAAAGAGAGAAAAATGGGCTTTAGAAGAAGCGATCTGGATGATCCAAGATATTCTGAGCAGGACAAAAATGATTTTCGAGAACTGCTGAGAAGATACATGGAATGCGATGAGTGGGCGAAAAGAGCCTTAAAGAATACAGGCATTCTTTTAACTTCTCACCCGGGAAATCGAGCCTTCTTAAAAGCCTCTATAGAAACCCACTCAAGAACCGGATACTGGGTAGTTCTTGCTTATGACAATTATTTCGATCCACAAAGACCTCAAGTGACCTTCAATGATGTGATGCCGCCCAGAGACGTAATGGATAAAGTAGATACTTTTGTAATGCCTCATCATCAGACATGGGGAGGGGTGCTTTATCCTTATTTCTGGTTGTTGAAGTTTGGAATTGCTGTGGTAAGTGGGTTTGAATACATCTATTGTGCAAATGGAGATTGCATTCTTGAGAAGCCGGAAAATTTTGATCGGTTGTTTGATCTTCTTGGGGATGCTGATCTTCTTCCAGTCGGGTATGAAGTGAATGGAGGCAGACCCGTTTTAAATACTACAGGAATGCTGGTTAAAAGAGAAGCATTGTTGAAGATGATGAAACACTTTGAAGAGAATTTTGTTCCATTTGAGAATTATGAAAGAACCTGTATGGAGATGGGAAATTGTGAAGGGAGAATGGCCTTTGCGGCAGAAAGTTGCAAAGTGAAAATTGCTTATCCGGAAAAGAATCCATTTAATACTCAACTTCATGTTAAAGGAGGAACTTGGTTTGATATAGTAGGATTCAGGCATATTCATGGTGAGTTGGGTTATTCCTACAGGTATAGAAAAGCACCGCCTGAAACTGAGTATTTGGATGAAAGATTTATGTCTTCCGAATACAAAATATTAAAGGAGTATGAAGAAACAAAAGATGAAAATATACTCAAAGAAAGGTGGTGGATAAAGGAGAATAAAAATGGTTGATGGAGAATGCAAGGTCCCCTGTGATCCCGTTGATAGGAAGCTGGACATTATCTGGGCAGACATGCGGAAGCGGGTCCCCTGGCTCACGTTCTCGCTGGTCCTCGGAGGATTGGGGGCTGTGCTGCTTTTCTTTGGGAGCAACATTCTGGCGACCCAGAGCAAATTGTCCGACCAGATCGGAGCGTTGAGCGCAAAGGTTGAGACGCAGAATGTGGAGGTCCGGCAAATGAAGGAAAGCATCGTTGAGATAAAGAAGCAGTTGAGACGGTCCAATGACCGGACCGGAGGAAGCTAAGATATGTCCCCACTGCGGAAAGAGGATCGAAAAGCTGCCGAAGCGGGGACGAAGCGACCTTTACTGGGAGATCAAGCTCCGGTGCCCGCACATAGACGAGATCAATGTCATCGACTGCACGGACGAGATTTTGGACAAAATTGAAAGGCACTCATGGCAACGCTCAAAGAAAAAAGAATAGCCTTCAGCCGGATGGTTCCAAGGCTGGTCGACATGGCCTTCGAGCTTGGTTTTGATATTTCGATAGGAGATGTCTTCCGGGATCAGCGGTGCCCCTATGGAAGCCTACAGAGCAAGCACCACGAGGGGTTGGCAATCGATTTGAATCTCTACGACCGGAAGACCGGGGAATATCTCACCGACACCGAGAGTCACCGATGCCTTGGGGAGTGGTGGGAAAAGCAGGGGATGAAATGGGGAGGTCGACACAACGACGGCAATCACTATGAGTATGGAGGGTAGATAGATGTATCCAGCAGATTGCAACACACCAAGAGAACGAACAGAGTATCTTTATCGGATGCAAGAAAAGCTGAGGCTTCTACACAACTTGTTTCGGGATTGGCGGAAGTTTGGACTGACTCGGGATCAGTATGATAATGGCTACGCACCCGAACAAGCTCCCAAGGTTTTCTCGTCCGAAGCCATTAAGATTCCGGCAAAGCTCAAGGCACTGTATCCTTACAAACCACGACTGACCGAGGCCGAACAAGCGGACTTTATTTTAAAAAGATGGCGACCGATGAATCAGAAAGTGTCCGAGCAGATAGGCGTTCAGCGCAAGCAGTTCTTTACTTCAACGGCCTGGGAGCCGGATTTGGATAATATCTAAATGGCCTACCAGGACTTCACAACATATACCGAGGTTGACCCGAACAGTCATATTGCCAAGACCATGACTAGGGTCACGGCGACGGACCTTGGCAATGATGAGGATGCTTATACCTACTATGACTTCGGTTCCGGTTATTTTGGTGGAGATTTCAATCTTCAATTTGAGGTGCAGTATGGCGTAGTAAACGGTTTTTTTAATTTTCTGACGCTGATGAATGGCGGCCCGGATGATTATATGGGTCAGTACGAAAATCCGAGCAGTGACGGAGTTATTTTTCAGTACAGCGAGGGCCTTTTTCTTGGTATTTTAGAAGCCGGAGTGGAAATTGGTGATATCGAGTCGTTTGGATCGTCTGCTGACGTGTTGTATTTCATTACCATGCCGAGGGACGATGATGCCGGAGTAAACAGCACCGGACAGCTTACCGCCGAAATCCGAACCGGAAGCCACACCGGGACGCTACAGGAAACCTTATCTATCGACAGTAGTGTCGGAGAGCAGAACGATTACGATTTGCTTTATGCAATTCAGTCTGCAAATGTAGAATGGGCCGTAACCAACAACAGCTTCATCCAGAACCTGGATTTGAATGAGGCGGCGAGTAGTTCTTCAAATTCAAGTTCTTCGAGTTTAAGTTCATCGTCATCGAGCCGGTCGTCTTCATCGAGTTCTCAAAGTAGCTCGTCTTCAAGTTCTATAAGCAGTTCCAGTTCTTCTCTTTCCTCTTCAAGTTCGAGTAGTCAGTCTTCAAGTTCTTCAAGTAGTCGATCGTCGAGTTCACTTTCGTCCTCTTCTTCCAGTAGTATTAGTTCTTCATCATCAAGCTCTTCATTTTCCTCATCTTCGAGTTCTTCTCAGTCAAGTTCCTCAAGTAGCAGCATATCCTCGTCTTCGTCCTCAAGCTCAAAATCCTCTTCTTCATCCAGTTCAAATTCGAGTAGTAGCTCAAGTTCCAGGTCGTCTTCGTCCTTGTCTTCAAGCTCTATATCAAGTTCAAGTAGTAGTTCCATTTCATCATCAAGTATTTCTTCCAGTTCTTCAAGTTACAGTTCAAGCAGTAGCAGTTCAATATCTTCCAGTAGTAGCAATAGTATATCTTCCAGTTCATCATCCTCATCAAGCCAATCGTCAAGTTCAAGTAGTAGTTCTTCAAGTTTATCTTCCTCATCATCGAGTGTTTCTTCCAGCAGCAGTAGTTCATCTTCAAGCTCGATAAGCTCTTCCTCATCTTCATCTAACTCAAGCTCATCTTCATCAAGTTCAAGTCTATCCTCATCCAGTTCAAGTTCGCTTTCAAGCTCGTCCTCAAGTTATAGTTCGTCTTCAAGTAGTTCAGTATCAAGCTCTTCTTCTTCATCTGTATCCTCATCGTCTCTAAGTAGCAGTTCATCAAGTTCTCTTTCTTCTTCCAGTTCCAGTTCTCATTCAAGTAGTAGTTTATCAAGCAGTTCATCAAGCTCAAAGAGTAGTTCCTCAAGCTCTTGTAGATCAAGTTCAAGCTCGTCTTCTCAATCAAGTTCAAGTTCTTCAAGTTTAAGTAGCTCAAGTTCCAGTTCTCGGTCATCCAGTTCTTCATCAAGCTCTTCATCGAGTAGCATATCATCCTCAAGTAGTTCATCCATATCATCATCCAGTAGTATTTCTTCATCCTCAAGTAGTAGTTTATCTTCTTCTTCAAGTAGTAGTTTATCTTCTTCTTCAAGCTCAAGAAGCAGTAGCTCCTCATCAAGTAAAAGCTCCTCCTCTTCCTCATCCTGTAAAAGTTCTTCAAGTTCTTCTTCAAGTTCAAGCTCTTCTTTTTCAAGTAGTTCCTCATCAAGTTCTCAATCTTCATCCAGTTCAAGTAGTAGTAAATCTTCTTCATCTTCATCCTCTTTTAGCAGCAGTTCCTCCTCTTCCAGTAGTATATCTTTCTCTTCTTCAAGTTCTATTTCAAGTAGTTCGAGTTCAAAAAGTAGTAGCTCATCCTCAAGTCGATCAAGTTCTTCAAGTAGTAGTTCCAGTTGTTTGTCTTTATCCTCCTCCTCTTCCAGTTCGGTTTTTTCGGTATCTTCTTCGTCAAGTAGTAAATCAAGCTCCAGTTCTTCATTCAGTTCCTTTTCTGAATCGATAAGTTTTTCATCCTCATCCTCTTCAAGTAGTTTAAGTTCATCATCAAGTAGTTCGTTAAGCAGTTCAAGTTCGAGTAGTTCAATTTCTTCTTCAAGCTATTCCAGTTCCTCCTCCAGTTCCTCCTCCAGTAGTTCCACCAGTTCTTCATCAAGTTCAAGCTCATATTCTTCATCCTCCTCATCCTCAAACTCTTCTTCCCACAGCAGTTCCAGTAGTTTTTCTCTATCGTCCAGTAGTTCTTCTTCCTCCAGTTCCTTTAGTTTAAGCAGTTCTTCATCAAGTTCAATATCCAGTTCCTCAAGTAGTTGTAAAAGTTCATCAAGTTCATCCTCCAGTTCCCTTTCAAGTTCCAGCAGTAGTTCAATTTCAAGTAGTTCCAGTAGTTCTTCTTCCATCTCAATTTCTTCCAGTTCAAGTTCTTCTTCTAACAGCATCTCCTCCAGTAGCAGTAATTCTTTAAGTATCAGTTCTTCCAGTAGCTCATTCTCAAGCAGTTCAAGTTCCTCAAAGAGCAGTTTGTCAAGCAGCAGTAGTTCTTATTCTATTAGTTCAGTCTCATTTGCTCCCGTGAATTATGAATTCTACCGATCAGAAGTAACAAAAGAATTCTACCGATCAGAAGTAACAAAAGAATTCTACCGATCAGAAGTAACAACCGAACTATATGATTCTTAAAGGAAGAGAAAATGGCTCTTGAGAATTTTACCAAACAAAGTTATGAGTCCATGATTATTTCAGCCAACTTTGAAAATAACATGGAGACAGATGAAACTTTGGTTCTGGCCAGTTGTGAAGTGACTGCTGCCGATGTAGATGGAGCGGATGCTTCAAGCACTGTTCTTGGATCAGGATCAAAAGCAGTCAGTGGAAGTGCTCTTCAGATAAGGGTTCAGGCAGGCTCAGAAGCAAGCTCCCCTTACAAGATAACGTTCAAGGCTTTAACCAGCTTGAATAATAAGTGGGAAAAAGATGTTCAAATGACCATAACGGAGGAGTAATGAAAGCAGCCTACATCCTCTGGCCGAACTTTGAGTTTCTCGACAAGCTGGTCGACTCCGGCATCGACACGCTGTTGGTGTGCGCTCATGATCTGCCGTGGGGAAAAAGCTCTGGATATTACGATACCAAGGAGATCGTCGTTCAAACTATTTCTCGGTACAAAGCGTCCTGTAAAATCTTTCTGGTGCCCTTATGGGTTCGAGACCCAATCTACTACACCGTTCCCGATACGCAGCAGTGGCAAACTCAAGATGGCCGCTATCTAAGAAAAACTCCATGTCCAACTTCCAGTGCTTACATCAGTTCCCGCGTGACTCCTGCCGTTGATTTTTACCAGGAGCATCATCTGGACGGGTTGATCTGGGATTTGGAGCATCTTACACCTCCGCAATATAAATCGGAAATCGTCCCATTTTATAAGGGCAAGCTGCCTACCGAGCGGTGCTGGTGTGTCCAGTGCCGGAACTATGGTCTGGAAGACCTCTGGAAAGTCCATGCCTATTTGATCCTGGAATATCTGGTTCAAGCCGGTATTCCTATTCATGGACAGATGCCGTATTCATACGGCTGGACGATGCGGCAGTTCCCCGGAGACTTGCACCACTTTACGGAAGAAACATACAAAAAAGGTATTGATTGTTGGGAGTGGTGGAAGTGGGAGCGAAGTTGGAAAAAAGCGGAAGTTTCCCCGAAAGTGAGTCCAGGCATCTGGTGCGAATATCTTAAAACGGAGCAAAATCTAATCCGTTATATCAAGCTGAATCTCGAAAAGTACGGCCACTTCTGGCTTTACTCCCACGAGTTTTTCGGCAATAAAATCCCGAATCCGCATGTGGACTATCCCATGCGGGGACCGGCAACGGATTGGTTCTTTGATGAATTGAGGAAAATATGAACTTGTGGAAAAAACCTAAAATTAAGAAGGTTAAAAATCTGCTTATCTCAAAAGAGGAAGTCCGCATGGTACGGGCAACCTTAGAAGATAAAACTGAACATGACTTTAGAGAATTTGCAAAAGCAAGGCAATGGCGTTGGTTTTTTAATGAACTGAGGAAAATATGACCTGTAAAGAGTGTAAATACTGGTATAAAGGCAGCATATCTACTGTGGGTGGTCTATGTAAAAAGATAGTCAACGACCCATATAGTGATAACGGCGAAACGGCCTGGGTTACGTGTTTAACTGACGATGGGCACATAGGCGTATTTTACGCACTGGAAGATTTCAGTTGTGCATTGTTTGAATTGAAAGAAGCAGAGGATTGCTTATGAAAAACTACAGAAACAAAAACGGATGCCATAACTGCAAGTTTCTTTATAATGATGATGATTCCTTATTTTGTACACAAAAATATCCCATGAAAAAACGACCAGTAAAGACAGACAGGGCGTCCAGAGAAAAGCATTATGCTCAAACGTACAAAGCTCTTATAGATAATAGAGAAGTTCAACGGTATGGAATTTGTGATGATTGGACAAGTGGTACAATTAGACAAAAATCTCTGTAACTCAGAACTCCGTATCGGTGGTGATGGCGCAGTGGTTGCTATATGCAATAAACCTAAAGGCCATGAGGGGAGACATTTATATATGGATAATGGCAAAGGATACGGGTGCGCTGAAATGGTTTACATGTCGCGGCCGAATGAGAAATAGAATCGGCAAAATAATCATGAGTGCAGGAGCCTTGATCCTCGTAGGTATTTACGGGATTTTGGTGTGGTTAAAAATAATCTAAAAAAGGAGTAGGGCAATGGAAAGAAATCCACTTAAAGAAAAAGTTCTTGGCATGGGGGATGTTCAAGTATTTCAACTGTTTAAAACTCTTTATCCGTTCTTCAAAGGATACATTCTACAAATAATGCCAGATACATGGGAGCCTTATGCTATTCCGGCACTGGATGATCTCGCCAACATGAGCGATGCCGATGCGAGTGAGGCTATGGTGGCCATGGAATGGAATTATGCTCATTGGGGCCGGAAAATGCTTATAATGAAAGCCCCAGAATGGTTGATTGTCGAGCTGGACAAATTTTTGGATTACACCCCGTAAGGAGGTCTTATGTCCTTCCTGACATTGCGAATCAAGCGGATCAAGATCATCGACAACCGGGAGTTGTTCGGCAGTGGAGAAGTAAAGCTGCTGTCGTTTGTAACCTCTGAAGACGACCCCTTGCCGGTGCTGGATGCTTATTTCAACGAGAACGACGACAAGGCCAAACTCGGTCTTCTTAGGGCTGCTGCCAGTGATATCTTATCTGCAAAGACTTTGATGCAGGTGGATCACATTAAAAACGGCCATGAGATGATCTTTGGTGACAGTGGCTATTCGCTCTGGACGACACGCAAGAAGATCGACTCGTTCAACTGGCAGATGATCCTCGTAGAAAGCGATGCCGGTGTAAGAGAGATGGGAAATGTCATATCGTCTTATATCAACGACCCGGAGTTTGATACCTTCCTGCTGAACATCGCAAAACTTGCCAGCTTTGCGGTGAATCCGACGGTCACTCTTTCTATTGCCATCGGTAAGTTTGTTCTGGGCAAAGTGGCTGACGAGCTTCTTCGGAACAAAGACGACCAGATTGGAGTCGTTTATCAATCCTTTTATCGTGCGCTGGATTTTCCGGCAGGAGACCGACAGGCAATGAATATACCGGATCTTTCCGGGAACCTGAGAATTGATTACAGGATTTATGCGGAGGAGTAAAACTGTGCCCCTGAGAAACAGGCATAGCCGATCACCCCTGATAGTATCTGCCGACGCTATCAGTGCCCGGATGGATTTTCACCCTCGGCAGGGTACGAGCGCAGGGCAGAGGCTGCGCGAAATCCGGGATTGGTGTAGAAGTTTAGAAGTCCTGGTGAGGGGCATTTAAAAAGGAGGATTAAATGGCTTATCTACCACCGATACCAAAGCAATTTAACGTCCAGTGGTATCTGACAAAATACCCGGATGTAGCACAGCATATTGCGGCCAACTCCTTGCCGAATGATTGGGCTTGGGAGCATTATGTAACCTATGGCATATGGGAAAAACGGGAAGTTCTTCCGTTCCCGGATGAGGCGACATTCTGCTCCGACAAATATCTGACAGCCTATCCCGATGTTGCAGGATCGGAGCTTTATAAAGACAATCCATTTCAGCACTTCAGGGACTGGGGCTTTGCAGAGGGCCGACAGGCTTGCCCGGAGATTGCACCACCTCAGCCTCCTCCACCGCCTCCACCAGCAACAAGAGAGTATCTATGCGGTTGGGGAGATCCTGAAAATCTGTTCTACCGGGCTGACCGGCAACAGATTCTTAACCAGATCATCAACCATGGCGGAAATTGCATTTACCTGATTGTCTCCTGTGCTCATGGAGGCGATACGCCTGAAGGGAACCCGTTTAAGAACGGCGATCCGAATCAAGGGTTATCTCCGAGCAGAGCGGCGGACATTAAAGCCTTTTGCGAGAAAATGAACACCCACGGTATCTGGGCCTATCTGTTTCTCTATGACGATTCATCCCAGCCTTTCGGGAGCCATGACACGGTAACGGCGGCAGAGGATCAGTACATTCATCAGTTGGTTGACTTGCTTGGGCATATCCCACGCCTTATCTGGTGTGTGGAAGAAGAATACTCAGAGGCCATGAACAGAGCCAGAGCAAGTGAGATTGCCAAGCGGTTGCATACCTATGACCAGGGCCGCCACAGAATTGCGATTCATCAACATTCTGGAATTTCTTTTGATTTCGGGAACGATCCTTACATTAAGGAGTTCTGCGTGCAGTTAATCGATGCGGATAGAAATACGCTGCATACCGCTATGGTCAACGCCATGCTTGAGGCAAGGGGCCGCTACTCCATCATGCTCGGTGAATCCACGGAGCCCAACAATCCACTTGAAGCCTACGGAGTGGGCGGAACCATGATGCGAAAAAACTGGGCCTGCGCAATGGCTGGTGCGGATGTCATGGTTTATCTGCGTGGTCGATGGGGCAACGAAGCGGGGATGGAGGATCTGGATTTTAAATATCTGAGGGTCCAAGCCAACTTTATCAACAGCATCCCGGATTATCGACAAATGGTGAACATGGACCCGCTCAAAGCCGGAGCTACTGAATACATCATGAAAAATCCTCTGGCCGATTCCTGGTTGCTCTGGACATCGTTAACCGGTTCTATGGGAGTCAACTATAAATTCGAGGGGGAGTATACCCTCAGTTGGATGGATTGCCGAACCGGAGATGGCGGAAACGAAACCAAGCAATTCAATGGGAATCCATCTATGGCCAGACCGAATGGCATTAGTCCTGATTGCGTTCTTTATGTAAGGAGGTAAGATGGAAATCGATAAAGCCGAGATGATCAAAATTATTGAGTGGGCGATCTCTTTTGCAAGAGTAAAAGATTTACTATATGGAGACGAGGAAGCGAGACAAAATGAAGAAAAATGGAATAAATACTTAGAAACTATTTCAAGAAAACAAATATCTGGAGAATAAGATGGGAACTACTTATTGTACAAATACCGATCTTGTGTTAGATAATGGAAAGTCCGTGGATGATCTTTTGGATTCTTCGTTAAGTAAATCCTCAAAAACTTCCAGAAAGGATTCTGCAAGAGAAAGAGCCTACAATTTTATTAATGATCGATTTCTTAGAGGAAGGACTCTTATCCCTGCTACTCACATTTCTGCTCTAAAGCAAGTTGAAATTGATCTGGTTATTTCGGATTTGATGACGGGAACTTTTGCTACAGAGAATTCCAGTATTTCCGACTGGACTGAGAAGTATAAAGAAAGGGCTATGGAAGCTCTTCAGAATCTTCGGTTCGATGCCTCCTATGAAGCAGCTTCTGCCAATTCTCAAAATACAGGGAATGGAACTGTATCAGGAATCTCAGTAAATAATTTATTTACTAAAACAGAAGTGTGGACTTTGACTGCTCTAAACTCCAGTCAATTTTCTGTAAGAGGAGGTATAACAGGTTCTTTGCCCAATGTAGAAGTGGATGAAGCCTATCCTGAAAAGGAGTGGAGCAGTCAAGGAGTTGCAGACTATGGATTGGTATTGTCTTCCAGAAATTATGAAGAGTATCCAATTTATTTTACTATAAATGATGGAGCAATTGATTTTGTTCAGTATGATCGATTTACAATTCGAGTTTACTCTGCCAGTTATTTTCGGCAAAGAGAAGGATCGATAATAAGAGGATGATAAAAATAAACTTTTCAGAATTCAATGCAATTCAATCTGGCTTGGCTAAGATGAGTGCAAGATCAGATGCTTACTATGATCGGGCCTTGAATGATGCCGTGCAAATTGTTTTAATCGAGACCAAGAGAAGATATCAGGAGCAGGTATCTCCTGATGAAACGCCCTGGACCCCCAACTCTGAAATGTGGACAGAAATTAAGGGACAAGACACAGTTCTTACCGGACCGATTTCTGAAAAGATCAAAGGTGGTCCTTATGCAGGTAAGTACAAGTTGGCAAAAACTTCAAAGAAGAAAATGAAAAATTCTCTTGTTCATGAAGTTCAATCTGTACTGAAAAGAGCAGTAATATTCTATGATAAGGAATCAGAAGAGCGCGCCCAGTTACATTTTTATGGGGGAGAGTCTACTTTGGTATTGAATTCTACCACTGGTGGAAAAGATAAAGTCTTTTATTTGGATGTCCCTGCAAGACCTCATTTAGGAATAAATGAAAAAGATGCCAGTAAAATAGAAGAAGTTTTTGGAAAGCTTCTTGAAAGTAATATTGAACAAAGTCTATTATGATAAGGAAAGAAAATGTCATTTAAAACAGTTTTACAGGCATTAGAAACTCAGTTAAAAGCAGACTCAACTTTGATATCCTATGTAAAATCAGCCAATTTTCTCATTGGATTTAAAGATCCAATTCCAGCAGAGAAGTATGTTTTAATTTTGGAGCCCGGAATTGAGTCCATTGAGAATGAATCTACAGGACCTTCTGGAAGATATGCTGAGTTCATTTACAATATAAAAGTATATGCCCGGTTGGTTTTGATGAAAGCAGGAGTAGAGGGCTCTATTGTTGGCAGTGGAACGGATAAAGGCACCCTGGATTTTATAGATGATATTCGTATCGCAATTCTGTCAGATTTAACTTTGGGATATGATACTCAAGGACAATCAGTTTCTCAAGCTAATTCTCTATCAACATTTATTTTGTCTGCTTCGGAAAGATATTTGTCAGTCAAAATAGATGGAAAAGAAAGAACAGGATGGAATGCTATTGATTGCGGCTCCAGTTCTCTTACAGGAGCCCAAATAGCTTCTAATATACAGACGGCTTTGAGAGCCTTGTCTGCCCATGACGATGATGGTTATGGGCAAGCTACCTGTGAGTTTTCTTCAAGTACAAGGAAATTCACAATCAAGTCGGAAACGGAAGGTCCGACTTCATCTGTGGTCGTGACAGCAGGAGCCAGTAACGACTGTTCAGAACTCTTAGGATTTGATAGTCCTACAGAGACAAGAGGAAAGAAAATTGTGTCAATCAAGCTGGGACCAGTAGAACCATTTAACAATTTATTTCCAGTTAGGTACAGAATTCTGGATCTAACCATTCGAGAAGAAGTGATGTTGGAATAAGGAGGCTATTTTAAAATGGCAAGAAAAACAGGTAAAGATGCAAAAGTGGAAGTTGAAGTAGGAACCACTTTTTATGCAATGGCGGCCATTAGTTCTGTGTCCAGTCCGGCTGCTGATGTGCGTAAAAAATATAAACTGGCAGGGGCGCAGTATGTGTCCGATCAAGATAATCTTCAGCCGGATATCCGATTGGATGGGGTGATTAGTGGTTTCACCATTACTGCCGGATCTGCCAATAACTCCGTTGATGTAAGTGCAGGAGAAGTTTACATCAAGGGAGAAGAAGTTTCTGTGATTGCAACCACGGTGACTGGGTTGGTGAGACCCATGGTGAGTGGCAATGTTCTGGTTATTGCTTTAACTGTGGATGCAGATGGTAATATCAACAAAACAGAGGGAATTGAGGGATCAGCGGGAGGAAGCAGAGGAGCAGCCGGAGGCCAGCCTTATCTTCCCATTGATGAGGTTTTGATCGGTTATATCAACATGACCTATTATACAGGGAGTGCCTCAGGAGAGGACACGGTTCTGACTTCTGAAATTGACAATGAAACGAAAGAAAGGACCATCATTCCTTCCTATAAACTTCACTATCATAATGAAACCGAGAATTGCGGTCTGGTGGAGTTTGCTTCCGCACTTCCTTTGATTCACGCGGAACCTGGGGATGCCGCTGCAGGAACCAATGCACGAAATGTCTATGCATCCTATTATTCAGCCTCCTTTGAGGAGCTTTCTGAGACAAAGGATTTTGGTTTTACGGATGATATTGCAACTATCAACTCCAAAGCCTATGGGGATACCTATGAGGAAAAGGCTTTGTCTACTCCGAGTTGGTCAATGTCTGGATCTGCATTTTGGACAAAGGTCAATGACATTTTGACTTTGATCAAAAACACCAAGAGGTGGGTGAAACTGTATCCGGACAGAGATGAGACCGCCCACTGGGTGGGACGAGGGATTATCAAAGTAAATCGAACTGTGCCAGTGGAAGGAAATATGGATGCCGCTGTCACTGTTGATGGAAGCGGTGAGTTGTACGATAAAACCTCTTAAAACAAAATGGCGGGGGTGAAATTCCCCCGCTATTAAAGAAAGAAAACTTTATGGAAGAAATCATTGTAACTAAAACCTCTTTTGATAAAAGAGGTGAGTACGCAGAGAGAACAGAAAAAGTTCGAGTGCCCGAATTAAATGAAATGATGGGACTGGTTAATGATCAAGTGGCTGTTTTTGAAGTACAGCAGTTGTCCTTATCTACTTATTTATCTGCAAGAGCAGAAATAAATGACCGAGTGAAAAACTTGGTGGAAGGAATTCTGGCCGCCTCTGTAAAGAAAGAAGAAGTTGAGGAGGAAGTAAAGAAAGCTTGGAAAGAAAAGTCCCCAGAGGTTCTTTATCGAATTGAGATTGTGTTGAATGGAGTTAAAAACCCACAATTAAAAAGATCAGACGTTATTTTTCTATGTGATAAATTTCCGATGGTGATAAATCGATTGGTGGAGAGAATCATCTATTTGACGGAGAAGGGAGCAGACTTAAAAAAAAATTCTCAAGAATGATAAATGATCCTTTGTTGTTTTCAGTATTTTCTTTATGTGTGGACAAAGGAAGGTTTGTTTATGAAATTTTGCCAGATTATTTTGGAGATTGTTTAACTCTTGATGAGATACAGTACTGGATGGTCTATGGAATGCTTCAATCGGCTATTCGATATGATATTGAGTATGAGCTTTATTCTTTGGGGGAGTTGAAGGACAAGATAATTCAGGCGAAATCAGAACAAAAGAGAAAGATGGAGTCATGGAAGAGAAAATAGTTGATAAAAATCTACTCATTCAGAAAATTGATTCTTTTAGAAAAGAAAAATATATTCACGTGCCGGAACTTGCCGGTTTAGTGGGACTCCCGGAAGAGGAATGCTTGATCAAGATTAGAGGGGCTTCTCTTGAAGATCACTTACGAGCAAATGAATTAAAGAAACAGCCCTATTTATTCATGCAATCTCTCATCATGAAAATGAAAAGGGGATACTTGTTTGAAGAGATCTCCCAACTTGCCCACTTGTATGTTAATCCTGAAATATCTGAAGTGGTCGTTTTTGAATTGACTCTTTTTCAAAGATGTGTTCTGGAACCCGCATTCACCATGGAGGAAGTAGTCAGAATATCCGAAGTAGCTCCTGGAGTGATAAATAAAGTGGTGGCTGAAATAGTTGAGTTGACAGCCCTCCCATACAAGGAGGAGTGATGGCAATACAAAAAGAAGTAAATGTAATTATATCTGCTGTTGATCGGTTTAGTGGAGTAATGTCTTCCTTTAGTGGACATTGGGGAATGGCTCTTGGGGTATTGACTGCTACTGAAGCAGCAATAGTAGCATTATCAGTTAAGCTGGCAGACTTGACTTTTGATATAGGGAAAACCTTTGTAGCCTCCGCCGCTGATTTTCATGATGCAATTTATAATGTGAGAGCAGTTGCGGGAGAATTTGGGGCTACTGCTGGTCAGATTGATGATGTATTAAATGATTTGACTATTCGATTTCCAATAACGGGAAAGGCTGCTGGAGAAGCCCTTCAGTTGATCGCCCAGTTTGGTTATTCTTCTGAAGAGCAGTTAAAAGCCGTTTCAGATGCGGCCATGACTCTTCATATAGCGACTGGGGAAGATCTTCAGAATGTTCTCGAAGGAACCATAACAACCCTTAATGCCTTCGGTTTGGGAATTGAAGAAATTGATAGGGTAATAAATTTGTTTGCGGCATCCAGTTTTAAATCCGCAGCGGATGTAGGAGATATGATAGAAGCTTTGAAGTATGCCGCCCCTGCTGCCTCTTTAGCTGGCACCTCTTTGGAGGATGTAGTCACAGTATTGGCTATGTTAAAAGATAGAGGATTGGAAGCCTCTCAGACGGGTACTTCTCTTCGGATGATGTTTGCTCAGTTATATCAGGAAACAGGAGACGGAGAAGATGTTCTTATAAAATTAGGATTGACATATAAACAGGTCCAGGAAAGTCTTTCGGACTTTACAAAATTTATTGGTTTATTTGAAGGAAAGACTTTAACTGCAAAAGATGCTGTTGATTTGTTTGGGGTGCGTGCTCAGGCTCTTGCTCCCATTTTGAATTTAGGAACAGAGAATTTTACTAAATATCGAAATAGTGTGACAGGAACTACTGCGGCCTATGATGCCATGGCTGAAAAATTAAAGACATGGGATGTAGTGCAGAGACAAGTATCTGGTTCTTTGGATGTTTTTAAAAAGATAATAGGAGAAGATCTTTTACCAGAAATAATTTCATTAGTGGGAATCGACGAAAATACTGGTATTCGTGGACTGATTACTGCTTTGACTAAATTGGAGGAATCAGAAGGACTGATTGGAGGTCCTCTTGTAGAAGCCTTTAGAAATTTGAAAGAGGCCTCCGAAGAAGCATTTGTTAGAATGTTTGGGGATGCAGAAGGATTTTATGATTGGCTGGTTAATATATCTGAGTTTTTAGCAAAGAATTTAGAATTAGTTGGAAAATGGGGTTTGGCATGGATAGAAATGTTGGTTTCTGGAGCAGACGAAAGAGAAGAATTACAAAATTGGTTGATAGTATTCAATGCAGCTTTCTCCGGATTATCCTTGACTATAGTGATTGTAAGAGATGCTTTAGTGATTCTGTGGGAGATATTAATTAGAGGATTATCTACTGCTGATTCAGTATTCTCCAGTTTCATGTATACTGCTTTACAAGGACTTAAACTCCTTTATGAGGGATTTAATCTTCTTCCTGATTGGATAGGAAATTTTGATAAGCAAATTCAAGATCTGGAAGGAAGGATTGGTTACTGGGCGGATAGAACCAATCAGGATATTTCAAGGGCGTTTAGTTCGGAAGTTCCTCAAATGTGGACAGAAAAAGTATTTAAAACTATATACGATACATCAGAAGTAATTGCAAATCAACTTGTCCCCGCACACAAAGCTTTATCAGAAGAAACAAAACTTTCTGCTGAAGAAGCCAAAAGATACTCTGATTACTATGGAACAGTCAGAGACAAGTTGTCTGATATGAGTCAGGCAGTTCAGGAAGTTTCCGGGGCTTCCGCTTTCATGGGAAATGCCTTTGAGGGAATTGATGAAGAAGTATTAAGCATGTCCATAGCTTTAAATGATACGGGAATAAATGTGGAAAAACTCGCTGATGGAACCCTTAAATATTCTGCCGGAATGCGAGAAGCGGGGAAAGAAGTTGATAAAACAAAAAAGAAAATGTCTAAGTTAGAAAAGCATGAGTTGTCTCTTGAAAAGAAACAGTTTGAGCATGATTTAAAAATAGTTGAAAATAAATTGAAGTATACCCATGAAATGGGAAAAGCAAAGTTGGAGTGGACAGCAAAGATAAGAATTGCCGAAATAGAAGCCGGAACTAAAAGATTACAAGTACTGGCAGAGACCACCGCTGCTTCATTCAAGGCAGTTACTGAAAATGTGGGTGACTTAACTGCAATACTCGCTGGAGTAGATACCTCTGGAGGATTCTCCAAATACTGGGATATAAAAGATATCATAGAATCCCAAATTGAAATTCAGAATGAATTTACTAAAGTACAAACTGAAATGATTCGGGCACAAACAGATTTAGCTCTTCTTCAGGCAAAGAAAATATCAGAAGAAGGCTTAGTAGTGAAAGTGACTATGGAAGGAGACACTCAAGGATGGCTGGAGGGTCTATTGAATTCATTACTTGAGGAAATCTTTGTTCGAGCACAAACAGAATCCTTCTCTTGCTTTGGAGTATAAATATGAAAGGCTCAATCGTCAGTGAAGAAGTTCGATCCGCAGGAAACTGGGTGTTGATGGAGATTGATGAAGCAAGCTATCGTCCGGATGTGTCCAGATTAATAACCAAACTCACCTCATTATCCGGAACCACCCTGGTAACCGATTGGGGAATATCCGAAGAACTCCGAACGATCAGAATTGATAATGTGATGTTGAGTAAAACAGATTATGAAACCTTGAAAGGAATGCAAGAAGATAATTCTTATGAATTCCTTTTCGGATATCATATAACTCTATGGAAAGTAGCAATTGAAAGTGTAACCGGAATTTATTCCGGAGGAAAATACATAACCACCATAAATCTTCATGTGGTCGATAAATACACTGCTTATCAAACCTCCTAAATTGGAGATTTAGAATTGTCATACACTATTCCGGTTGCTAAGGTTGAATTCATTGATGAAAGCTCCAATGTCTATACTCTCACTCCATGCTATCAATTTAGAATTTCATTAAGAAGAGATACTCCATTATCCAAGTTTTCAATTTCTATTGCTAAGGCATCCTTGTGGAATGCCCGGACCGCTTCATACTTGAATTTGATTTCTCCTGATGTAAGAAAAAGAATAAAGATTTACATCGGAACACGTACGGGAGATTCTTACTCTTACACTCTGATTTATACAGGAATTCCCTTTAAGGTATCCGAAACTTATTTGTTTGGTCAAACTGAAGTAATTCGAGTGGAGGGATATAATCTTGCCTATCTTCTTCAGAGAATAAATGGTACATACTCTTCCACAACCTACTCAGGAGATTCACAGGGATTAATTGAATACTGGTGTGGTCAAGCAGGCTTGAGTTATAGTTTAACCTACACCGATTCAATTACTCTTTCAAACAATACTATAGCATACAGCAATGCTTTGGCGGGCGTTCTTGATATTCTCAAGGTTTTAGGTCCAAACATAGATGCCTACATAACCGCCGCTGGAGTATTGACAATAGAGGACACTTCTTTTTGGTCGGAGGGGGTTAATGATTTAGATCTTGATCAAGATGATATTGGAACATTAAGTCGATATCAAGAGTTAAATAAAATTATCACCCGCGCTATTGTGGTTGGGGCAACCACCGATTATTCAATTTCCGTGGATGCTTCCGCCGCCATGATAAGTGTCTATGGTTTGAATAAAAGAATCATTTCTTCTGGATTGATAACTTCCTTATCTCAAGCCACCCTCCTTGCAAATGCAATCCTTTGGCATGGGGAACGATATACAAATATGGTGGACTTATCCATTCAACTGAATACAGACATAAATATAAATACTCAAATGACTGTGGAGGATTCGGCACAATCGGGAACAGTGAGAGGAGGAGTTCGTCCAGAAGAAATAGTTCATTCCTTTAAATATGGACAAACTTATGAAACAAATATAAGTGGATTTTTTGATGAGGGATCGAGTTCAAGTTCTTCCAGTTCCAGCAGTTCGCTTTCCAGTAGTTCATCCTCCTCCTCGTCCTCCAGTATATCTTCCAGCAGTAGTTCTTCCTCCAATAGCTCATCCTCTTCAAGCTATTCGTCCAGTTCCAGCAGTTTGTCTTTAAGTTCTTCATCATCATCCTCCTTAAGCAATAGTTCCAGCAGTTCTTCTTGTATATCCTCTTCAAGTAGCAGTTCAATATCAAGTTCAAGTTCTTCCAGTAGCAGTATTTTTTCGATAAGTTCTTCCTCCTCCAGTTCCAGCAGTCAAAGTTCTTCCAGTTTGAGTAGTTCTTCATCCAGTAGTTCATTAAGCTTCTCATCCAGTAGCAGTTCGAGTATAAGTGTTTCTTCAAGTTCCTCCAGCAGTAGTTATTCTTCTGGAGCAGCTTGTGAGGCAAATGATCAATTCACAGAAGGGGATGGTGCCCCATTATCTTGGAGGTGGTATTTAGATGACCCCGTAGAAATGTTTTCTATATACAATAATAAATTAAGGGCTTACTATGTAGATTCCACAAATGAGGAATCCTTCGTTTATAGCGATTATGTTTTTCTTGCGGGCGCTGGTTTTGATATTCAAATTGATTTTTCTGATGTTCAATCTGCGGGTAATGGAGGATTGCAGTTTTATTTAGGAGTTACTAATTTTGGTGCTTTGGAAGCTTATGTTGGTATGGAATACGTTCCTTATGTATCTTCCCATATTTATTATTGTGGATTGGAAGGGGGGGATTCAGTAAACACAACTCACACCTCTGGAAAATTGAGATTGGTTCGTTCCAGTAATGGGGCTTCCATAACCGTTTATTATTGGAATCCAACATCTGAACAATGGGAGTGGGATGGAAATACTGCTGGATTAACAGTTACTGGAGATTTTTCTTTAGAAAATTTAACTGTAGAAATAAGGGTTGCCGGAGTCGTTTACTCTGGATCGGTAACTTATTCAGTCAACTTTGATAATTTTACAGTGAATGACGGATGTGAAAATATAAGCAGTTTGAGTTCCAGCAGCAGATCTTCCTCCTCAAGTTCACGAAGTAGTTCTTCCAGTAGCAGAAGTTCTTCAAGTTTTTCCTTAAGTAGTAGTTCTTCTTCTTCAGGAAGTTCCTCATCAAGTTCTTACTCAGGCAGTGGGCCTTAATTCATGAGTTATGCAATCGTAAAATGGGCTGATCCAGACAATAATTCATACAGGGTTTTGGTTCCTGGTTATGATAATGATTTAACCTGGAATGCCCAGAACACTACGTGGCAGGAACTTGCTGTAGATGAGAAAGTTGAATTAGTCGATATAAATAATCTTCCTCCTCATGAAGCCATTCATTATGGAAATCTTCGTTTAAGAGAAAATGATGATCCGCCTAAAAGTAGATGGCATTCCGCAGAGCAAATGTGGGAAGATGATGCTAAAGGAAACCTTGCCGTTGGTTTTATGTTTTCATCCGATAGAAATCCGCGATGGCAGGAAGAGTGCCCTGTTCATAGAAGAGGAATAGTTCTTTCTATTGATGGGGAAAGAACCATGACTGTAAATGTTGAACTCGAAGGTTCCTATACAGAAATGGTTTGTAATGTAGAGTATCCCGGATGTAATTCTCAGGCTTTTGAAGTTAATGATGAAGTAGTAGTTCGATTTAAAAACAATACGCTGTCTCATCCTACAGTAATTGGTTTCTGGGATAATCCAAGATTTTGTCCTCCTGAAATGCTTTTAGTAAAGACACTGAATTATTGTTTTATAGTGAACACCGCGGATTTGAGTTATCCACGAGGAGTTTACGATGATTATGGAAACTCAATCGGACCCTCCGATTGGCCAGTTTTATATGCGGATCTTGGAAATTATCTTTCGACCCTTCAATTGATATCTCAATATGGATTAGGAGCTCCAGTTTGTTCTGTTCCAAGTGTAACGGAGGGATATGCTCTTTATAATGAGGCTAATTTTAAGGATCTAATAGAGTTTGCCGGTTCTTATGGTCACAATGATCAACCGGGGGATTATACTTATGAAACTGAGGCCTACTCTTATCTCCTAAATACCCTTTATGCTATTCCTAAAAACTATACTTACCGCGGAGAATATGATTTTGATTCTTTGTATGCGCCACATGCCTCCGGGTGTACTCAGTATGGTTATACAAAGAGTTCAATTTCTACTGTGTTTTTCTTTTTTGATAATTGTTATGGGGGGATTTCTTGCCCAGAAGGCTTGGAGTGTCCTTCCCCGATGTATGCAGAATGCTATGGATCACCCACTTCTCCATACCTTGGAAGTTATCAGGCATCCATACGAGAACGAAGATGGACAGCATACTCTCTCAGTCATCATCCACACTTATTTTATAATCAAGGATTTTACCGACAATCTTATGGATGGACCTACTTGTGGCCACCTCAATCATTGTCTTATCGTTTGCAAGAAACCACTACTGGAACAGATGAGGAACGACCCTTTCTTATGTCAGGAGAAGGGGAATGGTCAAATAATGGGGGGGCCTTTCATTGTCTTACGAAAAGATGTTGTAAATACTATGGTTCGGCAGTATACAATACTATAAATAAATACACTGCTACTGGTGAGGATGCTTTTATAGATGAGACTTATACCCTGAAAGGTCCAATAGGTCCGAATTTAGAAGATTATTTAAGAGTGGATTATTCTATAGGATCAACCGGGCCCATTATTACAGGACCAGATAATGATTCAGGAGATACTATATGTGGTGCATTGGATGATGGAGAAGAGTATGGTTATTCTGCTTATGGGACTTCCTGGGAGTGCGCTCACAATATAGAAGCAGATGGGTATGCTCTTTACATTTGTGGCAGCAGGTTATTTTACTGTTTAGATGATGTTCTTCCTATAGATGAAGTAGATCATTTTTATTTAAGAAGTGAAGCTGATTATACATCCAAATATTTAGCAGACTTTGTTTATCCAGGTCAGGGATTGGGTGGTTATTATCAACCAGTTGATGCTCCCTATAACTACTATGAAGTAGAGGCTCTACAATCTCATCATGTCCGAGGATATTTGAAAGGAGATAGAAGCGCGACACAAATTTATGTTTTTGAAAGAAGATATATTCACAGAACCGGTTATAAGAAGGACTGGAGTGATTCACAATCTCATTTTTTTGTTTCGGATTTGATGACAACAAACGCAATGCTTGGGTCCAGTTATGATGATTTTGGGATAGAATACCATGTAAAAGCTGATTTGACTTTAAATGACTGCGAAATAGAGTGGGTGGTATATGCTTCCTGTTATTATAATGAGGATGGAATACCAAATACTTTTAATCCTTTTAATGCAGAAAGAAATGCTTTATTGGAAGAAAAAGTGAAACTTTTAATGGAAACTGAAAAAGCTAATTATCCTAATGAGTACATAGCGGGACAACCAAGTCAGTTTCTTCCCATATCTCGACTGCAACTTGAAATTTATATGTCCTCCCTATCGAGTAGTTCCTCATCGAGCATTTCTTCCAGTAGCAGCAGCAGTTCAAGAAGTTCGTCCTCATCTTCATCCTCCTCCTCCTCCTCAATATCCTCCTCAAGTAGATCCAGTTTTTCTTCGTTCAGTCGGTCGAGTTCAAGCTCCTCCTCCAACAGCTCTTCCTCATCAAGTTCATCTAATAGTAGCATTTCTTCCAGTTCATCCTCATCCATAAGTTCAAGCAGTTCTTCTTGCAACTCATCATCCTCAAGTAGTTCAGTATAGAAAGGAGAAAAGGATGAGATCCTATAATCAATTAGATTCGTATTTTAAAACTTGCTCTTATTCTTTGCTTGATAAAATAAACAGATTGGTAGATTCATTGTTTGATAAGAGTATTCCTGTGGAAGATTTTAAGAAGTATTTAGAAATAAGAAAGCTTGGAGAAAAAGATAGATTGTTAGAGATGTATGATTTTTATCTGGATTGTCCTAAATGCAATGGACCCCTTTATTTACTTCCAATAAAGGAATCCAAAGGGAAAAGTAATGTTTATGGATATACTTGTCTTTGGGTTTGTGGAAATTGTTTGTATGAAAAATATGAAAAAGATCCTATTGAAAAAGTCTGTGATAGAAGTGGATTGGATGTCAATAAAATTGTGAAGATTGCCGGTGTGGTTAGACTAAGATTAAAGATGGGGGTTGCTGGAAAACCTGGAGCAATTTTAAGGGAGAAAAGTGCAGAGTTTAAGGAGAGAATGAAAAAAGGAATTGCTCCGGAAAAAGGAGTGTCTGTCTGTCCCGAGTGTGGAAAGGAGTTTTACTTAGTCCAGATTAATGGGAAGCCTTTTTCAGTTTCAAATTTAAAAGGATATTTGTCCAAGTGGATTTGTGGTGATTGTTTTTATGAGCAGTATAATATGGAGACCTGGGAGGCGATAGCTAAAAATAAGGGTATGAATCTTCATAAGGTGACTAAAAGCTGGGAAGATTTGCGAATTAAGTTTAATGATTGGGACAGAGAAAACTCTTAACAAGAAAGGATCGATCATGGAATCCACAGAATTAGAAGAAGTTCTCAAAGAAACCATCAAAGAAAAGGGCCAAAGATTGAAATGCCCTCTTTGCGGATCAGAAGGAAAAGCAGGAGATGACTTTATTTTAAATTTGAAAACTTATGCTTTTGGTTGTATGAACTGTGGAGTTTGGTTTACTCCCATTGAGATTTTAAAAGGTTTAAAAGAGATTGTTCTTTTTAGAAATTCTCAGTCAAAAGAAAAGAAAGAAAACTGATGGATGTCTTGGTATATGACGTAGAACTTTGTCAGGAGATAAAAGGAAAAGAAGACTGGAAGAAAGTCAATGATGAGTGGTTCGGATCAGCGGTAGTTTACAGTTACAAGAAAGATGATTATTCTTTTTTTCTTCATCAATCCGGATTAAAGCAATTGAAGACTCTTTTGAATCGATCTAAGGTCATTTCCTTCAATGGAATTACTTTTGATAGTTGCGTAGTATTGGGAAGAACTCGATCTATATTAAAAACAAGAAACCGATATGGATTGACCATACAGCATGGATCTTTGTTTTGGACAGAATATGATTTATTTATAAATTGTATGAAAGGATATTATAATATAAAAGAGGACTATGAAGCCCGAAAAAAAATATCTCCGGGAGGGTTTCGCTTAAATGATATTTGCAAAAGGACTTTAGGAATAGGTAAAAATGGAAAAGGATCAGAAGCACCAAGATTATATCAACAGAAACGATATGATGATTTACTCTCCTACAATTTACAAGATGTAAGAATTACAAAGAATCTACTTGACCATGTTTTGAAGTTTGGTTGGATTAGAAATAGAGACGGAAAAAAAGTAAAAATGGAAAGGCCCTTATCATGGTTCGAGAGTTTATCAAAAACAAAATTGGAATCCTCAAACAACTCATCCGAAAGCTTTTCAGGAGAAGTACTACCACCGAACAAATAACCGCTGAGTTTTTGAAACAGGCCTCGAAATTGACTCATGATGGGACCGTAGAAATACATCGTTGTGGGGTCAGGGGGTTTCAGCGATTATTGATTGATGAGGATAATCTGGTGTATGTTCTGGTGGTCAAAACAAAGCGCCGGAAACGACTGGTCCTGGAGGAGTGGTTTCGGCATTATGGGACGGTTCGAAAATGGTGAAAAACCGCTCTAAAATCATTCAGGACGAGCGATCTTTTCTTTGGTATAATCTGATATAGGTTTTCAACAAAAGTCCCTTAAAATCGATTTTAAAGCATTTAAAAGGAGTTTCTTCTTGGTTCTAATGATTTCAATAGGTTAGGCTATTTCCCGGGATCATTTCCCCTGTTTTTTCAATTTTCAAAAAATAAAATTTTAAAATTTTTTATAATAGTCTAACTCATTAAATTCATTGGATTTTTCCTTCCTTCTGTTTTAAAAATCAAAGAAAACCTTGAAAATCTATGAAAAAACAAGCATCTTTTTTCAACTTTTTTTTCAATTTATAATTCATTGAATTTATTAGACTTTTTGTTCCCTTGATTTTCCGAAATGAAAAAATCCCTTATTATAATGAATAATTCAAGTTTTCCGGGTTTTACCAATTGATCATTGTAATATATATAGAAGTCAGATCTTTTAAAAATTAGATTTAAGACCGGCAGGGCAAAAGGGCCGGAGCGAGTGAAGCCCAAAAAACCTCTTAAAAATAATTTTTCAAAAGTGATCCTGGAAATACCAGGGTATCGGCCTCCCAAAGATCCGCAAATTAAAAAAAGCAACTCCGGGCCTGGAGAACCTGGAGGTGGATCGATTAAGTGCCCTTGGATCTGAATAATTAGATCAGGGATTCACGAGGGATGAGAACCGGGCCGAAATACAGGACAGTCACTCCCACATGAGATGGTGGCCCGGAGTGGTTTGACGATGTGGCGAAACTGCCAATGGATTTTGTAAACCCATTTTCTGAGATTGAGATTTCAGTTGAAACCATTTTGTGGTTTGAATTGAATTTTCAATCAACTCAAAAAAGGAGAAGGAAAATGACAAAAAAAGAATACGCGGAATCCAAAGGGATCACAATGGCCAGATTGCAAGAGGAGGAATTAGCTTTTTTATATTGCGAGGGGTATGACGATAATGGGAATGAGTATCTTACCTTAGACGCATGGATCTCGCGCAAACCGACAATGGGACCGATGGACCCAGTTGATGGTGGCAGAGGGGCGGGACAATATGGAAAAGAGGATTACTAAATAGAAGCTTGATATCAACCAATGCCTATATCTAATAAGGATATAGGCATTAATGGATATCAACAAACAACTAAAAAAGGAGAAAGAAAATGAAACTTGAGCTACTCGGCGAAAAATCATTTGTCGCCCGCTCTACCTATGATGAGCGGACAATTCCAAAAACCGCCGGTTTTCGATGGAATCCGGCTCAAAAAATTTGGTGGACGGACGATGCAAAAAAAGCAAATTTACTGAGGCAGTATGCCCCACCAAATGTTATTTTAATAATCGATAATATTCTTCAAATGAAAAAGGATGCAATCGAGGCCAGCAAGGCCACGAGCGCAGACGTAATGATTCCTGCTCCTGATGGATTATCATATCTCCCATTTCAGAAGGCAGGAATTGTATATGCCCAGAACAGACAAACCGTTTTGATTGCTGACGAAATGGGCCTGGGAAAAACTATTCAGGCGATTGGTATTATTAATAATGATGAAACAATTAAATCTGTTTTGATCATTTGCCCTGCATCACTCAAAATTAATTGGATGCGAGAGTGTAGTAAATGGTTTGTTAGAAAAATGAGTATCGAGATTGCGAATAGTAATGGGTTTCCTCAATCGGATGTGGTTATTCTCAATTATGATTTACTTAAAAAACATCGGGAAGCTTTGCGACAGAGAAAATGGGATCTTCTGATTTGTGATGAATCTCATTATTTGAAAAACACCAAAACCCAGCGTACAGCTGAGGTTTTAGGAAAATGGAATGCTGATCCAAACAAAGTATTGTCTCCAATTCCTGCTGAGAGAAAATTGTATCTGACTGGTACTCCAATAGTCAACCGGCCGATTGAAATGTGGCCGATTCTGAATTCAACCGGAAATTGGAAATCTTGGAAATATTATGTGACTCGTTATTGTAATGGAAAACAAACTCGATACGGATGGGATGTTTCCGGAGCCTCCAATTTGACAGAATTGCAAGAGAAACTGCGATCAACAATTATGGTTCGTCGTTTAAAAAAAGACGTTTTGACAGAGCTTCCTGCAAAGAGAAGACAAGTGTTGGAACTTCCGGCAAACGGAGCAGCAGTAGTTGTTGCTCAAGAGCAGGAGGCGTGGAAAAGACAAGAAGAAAAAATGTCTCAACTCAAAGCAGACGTTGAGTTGGCAAAGACATTGAGTGATGAAGAGTATTCCAAAGCGATTGAAAACTTGAGGGAGGGAACCAGAATTGCATTTACAGAAATTAGTAAAATGAGACATGCAGTGGCTTTGGCTAAGATTCCGGCTGTCATTGATCATTTAATGGAATCTTTAGAATCAGAAGAAAAGGTCGTAATATTTGCTCATCATCATGATGTTGTTTCTGCCTTATCTAATTCTCTAAAGGAAAAAGAAATCGGTCATTCGGTACTGACCGGGGAAACCTCGATGGAGGATCGGCAAAAGGCAGTAGATAATTTTCAGAATGATCCAACCTGCTGCGTTTTTATCGGATCAATTAAAGCGGCTGGTGTAGGCATAACATTAACTGCTGCTTCCCATGTAGTGTTCGCTGAGTTGGATTGGGTTCCGGGAAATATTAGTCAGGCCGAAGACCGGGTCCATCGTATAGGTCAATCTAATAGTGTTTTGATTCAGCACTTGGTATTGGATGGGTCATTGGATGTGACCATGGCTCATACACTGGTAGAAAAACAAGCAGTAATCGATTCTGCATTAGACAAAGAGCCGATTATTTCTGATCCAGTTATCCCAACCGTAGAGTCGGTGACTGCAAATGTGTCTAAAAAGAAAATTCAGGAAGAAGGAAAAAATTTAAACCCTGAGAAAATTGAATTGATTCATCAGGGATTAAAAGTGATTGCTGGGGTATGTGATGGTGCAAGAAATCTGGATGGACAAGGATATAATAAATTGGATGCCCGAATAGGTCATTCTTTGGCAAATGCTTCTAATTTAACTCCGTCACAGGCGGCTTTGGGGAAGATTTTATGTTGTAAATATAAAAGACAAATTCCTGAAGTATGGACGGAAATCAATGACAAAGAACTGAATTAAACTTTGATCAAGCTCATCAGAGATGATGGGCTTCATTGAGAGTTTAATTTAACCCAAAAAAGGAGGAGGAAAAATGAAACCTGAGGAGAAGTTGATCACAGGAGTTCGTGCGGGATATAGTTTTTTTTATATCCGCACGATGGAAATGGAATCCACGGTTGAAAAAATCAGAAGGGCCGTGAAGGAAGAAAAAACCTTTGAACAGAATCCTTACAAGTTAAAATTATGGGACTTTGAAGAAAGTCCTGATCCTGAGAAGTTCTTGATGGAGGAAGTAGAAAATTCCGAACCGAGAACAATTTTTATTGCCAAAAATTTGAATTGGTTCTTGGTAGATGAGTTTAAAAACAGTAATAAATTATTTCTGACTTATCTTCAAAATCGTCTGGAAGTATTTCCTACAGCGGAGAAAAGAAAAGTGCTGGTCATTCTTTCAGACAGTCCTTTTGATTCTGCAATACCGGAGGTTCTTCAAAGGGATTTTATGACTGTGGAATTTGATCTTCCTGATGAAAATGAAATTGAAAAGGTCCTTGATTATATTCTGGAGTCGGTCAAGGACAAGAAGGGATTTGTCAATCCTTCAAATGAGGAAAAAGAAGCCATTATAAAATCGGCCAGAGGAATGACCACCCGAGAAGTTCAAAATGCTTTTGCCCATTCAATTATTCAGGGTAAAGGGAAAATTGAGGCCACGGATGTTTCCAGAATTCGGGCCAAGAACATTGAATCAACGGCCGGATTGCAGGTTTATGAAGGGGAGAGAGGATTTGATTCTTTGAAGGGTCTGGACAATGTGAAAGCATTTGTTCTGGCCACTGCCAAGAATCCGGAAGCTTTGGGTCTGATGCTTTTGGGTCCTCCGGGAACTGGAAAAACTCATTTTGCCACCTGTCTTTCAAAGGAACTTGGTTTGTTGATGCTCAAGGCGGAAATGGCAGAGATGTTTGGCAAGTATGTCGGGGAGACTGAAAAACAGGTGAAGCGATTTATTGATGTAGTGAGAGCCAATGCTCCTTGTATTCTCTTCATTGATGAGATTGAAAAGGCACTTTCTGGAGTCGGTGGAAAGGCGGGAAATGAAGATGTTAGCATTGGTTCGGAAGTCACCCAAAGAGCGATGGCCCAGTTTCTGAAATTTCTTTCAGATGATCGGCCCAAGGGAGTTTATGTTATTGCCACTTGCAATAACATTTCTTCCCTACCGCCTGAGTGGGTTCGGGCAGAGCGGTGGGACACTGCCCCGTTCTTTATTGACCTTCCCAATGAAGAAGAACAAGAAGAGATTCTGCTTCATTATCAAGCCACTTATGGGGTTTTTGGAAGGCCCTCTTCCATGAAGGGATGGTCTGGAGCAGAGATCAAGGCTTGCTGTCGGATTGCAAAACTGATGAACAAGAATCTGGATGAAGTCGAAAGATTCATCATCCCAATTAGTAAAACGATGGATCGGGAAATTAAGCAACTTCGAGAATGGGCAGAAACCCGATGTATTCCAGCTTCCACCCCGATCAATGGCGGAAAGAAAAAGAAAAGTCGGTCATTAGATTAAAAAAAAGGAGAAGAAAAAAATGGAAAAACTATTTGAAAATGTTCCTGGTGGATGGACTAAGGACCGAGAGAGTTGGTTGCAAAGTGCCATGAAGCAACTAAATCTGCCTCGCGAAGCATTTGAAGTCGTCCGATCTGGAGATGAGTATTCCGGTCGAAGGTTTGGAGAGGCCAGGTGCCGAAAAGGTTTTGCTTTTAAATTGGGAGGAGGAGGAAGAAACAGAAAATCAAAAGTTTCTGCCTATCAGGTTTGGGCAGTAGTAAAATCTGAATTCAGAAAGTAAGTTTCAGTGTTCTTAAAGGGGATGAAATTGATCATCCCCTTTGGGGGCCATTGAAGCCTATAACCCAAAAGGAGGACAGAAAAAATGAGTAAGAAAAAAGTGGAGAAGAAAGTCAAAGGCGCGGGGGCAATTACTGAAAAACAAATTGCCGAAGCACAGGAACCGGAAATCAAAGACATCAATGAAATCTACAAAGATGGATGCTTGTTGAATCTGAGTATTGGGGTTTGGTCCGCATCCACGGCGTTTGATTCAAGTCTGGTCAAGGATGAGTTCAGTCCAGAAGAAAAAAAGTTAATCTCTTCCCGAAACAAGATCATTCAGGACGAGGAACTTTTGAATGAGATTGATGACATTCGAAATCAAACCAAACGGGAAATGAGATCCTGGTCTATTGATTTTCCGGTAAGGGGTTTGTACTTTGTAAAAAAGGTTCACATCATTCGACTCAATGAGTATTTCAAAGGACAGCAGAAAGTCTTTTATGAGAAGGTTCAGTCCTTCAGTGGGAAGCTTTTTGAGAAAGGTGGGATTGTGGATCAGTTCAAAGAGAGTCATCCCAAACTCTATGAGGAAGCAGTCAAGCGAAATGCCTATCCAGATCAATACTCCCTTCAAAACAAATTCCATTTCGCCTGGACCTGGCGGCAGTTGTCCCTTCCGGATCTGAATGGAAAAGTCTTTTCTCCGGAAATGATGAAGGAGGAAATTGAGAAGGCCAAGGCTCAGATCAACGAAATGAAGGCCATGACGATGCAGATGGTCAGGGAAACCTTTCTCAATAAAATTACTTCTCTTCAGGAACAGTGCGGGGAGGATAAAATCAACAAGCGGACAGTTGATGCCATGAACAATTGGCTACAAAAGTTCGATGAGCTTTGGTCGGACTTCGTGTGGAGGAAGGATCTGACTAAAGTGATTGACGAAGTCCGGTCTACCATGGAAAAAGCATCCCCTGAAGTTCTGAAAGAAAATGAGAAGTTTCGGGATCAAGTCGGGAAGAAATTGGGAAAGATAATTGAAGAATTGAAGGCCCTTCCTGAAATCAAAATGGCTCGATCGTTCGATCTTTAAATGTTGATCCTGCTCTTGATGAGGAGATCAAGGGCAGATTTGAACATTTAAAGAAAGGAGAAAAATATGCTTAAGACGGAATTACTGGAAGGGCCAGGAAACTTATGGGGAGTGGGTTTTATCATTTATTTAGATTCTCTTCCCTTGTTATTTCTAATTCTTCCCATAACAAGAGATGCGGAATTGAGTAAATTTTGGTCATTTGGATATTATGGGGAACATAAAAAATCAATGAATTGAAATGAAAGGAGGACAAGATGCCTTGCTATGAAGTAAACACAATCAGTCTGAAGTGGACGATCAAAAACAAAGATCGTCTGTTGGAAGCATTAAAACAGGAAGGATATCATTACAGGGATCAGGAAGATCGAATTCTTGCAGGTCCTTTTGAATTTGATCTGGCAGGTGGGGGAGTGATTATTAAAACTTCCAATAAGACAGAAGCTTTTCAAGCTTTTCAAGATTTAAATTCCATCAAAAGAAAATATTCAGAGGCAGTTCTGAAAGAGATTGCCAAAAAGAAAAAGTGGGCATTTAAGATGACAGAATTGGGTAAATATAAAATGACTCGATATTAAGGAGGGAAAAATGCTTATTAAAGAAGGATATAAAAACTTTGGAGAGTCTGGAATGCGATGGCTTGTCTTCAAAGGGGAACCCACTGAAGATGAGTTGGAGAACTTAGGAATAGTGGAACATTATGAAGGTCCTGGAAGATTTTTTGCAAGGAGACCCTTTATTCAAAGATGCAAAAATAGGACCTTGGTTACTCAGATTGTTGGACTGGATGTGTAAGAGAGGAGAATAAAAAATGACGACAATGGAATTTGAGATATTGGAAGACGGTCAAATTGTGATCAAGACATCGGAGATAGCAGAAAAGGATCATGCTTCTGCTGATGAAATTCTTGATTTGATTGAGCAAAGTCTTGGTGGAGAAAGAAAAACAGAAAAACGAGAACATCCTTTCTGGAGAAACAAGAATGTAGCGAGAGGTGGAAGAATTGTAGAAGCTTGATATCAACCAATGCCTATATCTAAATGATATGGGCATTAGTGGGTATCAACAAACAACTAAAAAAGGAGGAGGAAAAATGAAAACTATGCTAATGACAGAAAGAGATTATCGGAAGGAAGCAAATCGGATAGCCAGAAGAAGTAGCTTTTCCGCTGCAGGTAAAATTTATTTCGAACCCATTCCAGAGGGATATATCAAAAAAGGAATTCCTTTTGGATGGCGGAAGAAAACCAAACCGGATTTAATTGTGGAGGAGAATTCATCCGAGGAACCTGACCAGATTCATACTTCTCATGGATTATGTGAGAAGGCTTGTTATGATCGATGGTTGAAAAAGGAGATGGAAAAATGAATAATTTTCTTCATATTTGTATTCGAGATTCCTTTTTGTCCTGGTGTTTGATAGCAGGCGTGATTGGAATTTTGATTGTTCTTTACTTTGTAATAAATTCCATTTTTGAATACCTTTTTGAAGAAAAGGAGGAGAAATGAAGGTATCAAGGTCAGAAAGAAAAAAGAGAGCAGAAGAAAAACGATGGGAAATAAGAAAACTGATTTTCGATAAAGTAGAAGAATTAACAAAATACTTATTTATCCTTAGGATGGGGTGATGAGGCAATCATGCAAAAAGTATTTGAAATCACAAATGACTTTGTTGCTCAGGAAAAGAAGAAATCAAAAGAACCCCATCTATGGACTCAGACATGTAGGGAACTAATGCGGGAAAGTAGGGAAAGAAAAGGAGAAGTGAAATGATAATTGATCCGACCATTGATGATGAAGAAGTTCAACCAAGAGAGGCAGCCAAAAGAATCTATCGAACCATTCTCAATTCTCCATATATTGAGGATGAGATTCTGGCGGCATTTCCGATGATAACCCCAGAAGAAAAGAAGGAGGTCAAGGAGTGCCTAAGAGAAGTAAAAGAGAAGTTGTTCCAGTCCCTGAGGTAGGAGGAACATTGAGTAGAAAGGATCTTCTCCGAATGTTGGAGAAGATGGATAAACCGGAACTACACCGGTTTATCAAGGAAAATAAAATTAAGACGGCGGTCATCAGTCCTTTTTCCACGAAGGAGGAATGGATCAAGGACATTATGTTTCACATCTATGGAGTGACAGATGATTATACGGTATCCCCAGCAGCTCGAAGAAAAAACAAAGAATTGGGTCTGGAAGGGGGTTCGGTTTTTGGTCATCGAATGGGTTCCCGAAAGGCAGTAATGGATCGACGAATTCATGAAGGAGTGTTGATTGAAGACCTGGTGGAAGAACTTCTCACCAAGTTTGATACCATCAAAGATGCCCGTCATGCCAGACGGGAGATCACCAAGCATTTGTTTTATCTGCCAAAGCGAAGAAGAATTTCAATCATCTGGACCTTGACCCCTGATTCCAAAAAGAATCATGTCATTGGGGTATTTGATCCTATGGGATCGGGGCAGAAAAAAGATGCCCATATCAACCGTCTAAAAAGAAAAATTGAAAAAAAATAAAAACTTTATTATAATAAAAGAGAGGAGGTCAGCATGGAAGCAATCGAATTTGATGAAAAGTGCAAGAGTTGTGGTGGAACGGGGCTATATGTAGGAATGGCCGAACGTGATGGAGCAGCAGTAGTTTGTAATTCCTGTAAGGGTACCGGATGCCATCACTTTCGTCATGTATATGAGAATTTTATTAAAAGAAAGTCAAGAAGGGGTGTGGAATGGGTATATGAGGCAAACCCTGGAATTATCATTGGAAAAGGAAATGGCAAATATCATTTGAAGGATTTTGGAGGACTTCCCATGGAGGATTGGATTCAAGAAGGAAAGTTCCCTCCGGGCACTGAAAATCGTCGATTCACCTGTCCTGCTTGGTGGTATCAAAATGTAGACTATGAACGAAAGCCTAAGTGGAAAGAATGTATTGGAATTGGATCTTTCTCTCAATGCGAATACTTTGATACAAAGAAGCACTGTTGGAATCGTTGGGACCTTGAGTTTGGCAACCATTTAGAGTAGTATTCTTTGCCAATTAAATTAAAGAGGAGGGTTTATGTACACTTCGTGGGATTTTCTAAATGCGGTCAATGTTGCGAAGGCTTCCTCCTATGTTTCCTTTGATTTATTGGAAGGAATTGAGGAGGAGGATCGCGTTGTGGATTCTGAATACTACAACTTAATTCGGCAAAGATCGATCAATCCTGAAAAAGAGACGATCAAAAAAGAAGAGTTTGGGAAGCTGTCCCAAGAGGCCCGAGAAGTCATTTCCATTATTGTAAATGCTCCTATGGAAATGCTGGAAATGATGACCCCCAAAACCAAAAACATTACTATTCGAAGTTTGGCACTGTTCATCAGTGAATGGTTTTTTCATCGAACTGTGCCGGAAAGAAAAACCAAGAGGGTGATCGAAGAATTAAAAACTTTCGTGAGGAACAATCTTGAAGATTAAATATCTAAGCCCCGTTTTCTGTCAGGTGAGGAAGGAAGACATTCCTTTGATGAAAGATTCTCTCCGTTATAAATCCTACTGGTTCAAACGAAACCGGTGGGGTGGGGGAGAAACAAAGGAATCCATCTCCTACTTCATGGACAGAAAACGGGGCCTTTTTTTGTGTGGTTTTTTGCCCCGAGTGATTCAGCATTGTAAAAACCAAAATCTGTTTATTGAAATAGAGCCAGAAGAAAAATATGATCTTCCCGAAAAGGATCATCCGGAAATTTCTGGAATTGCTTTTCGTCCTTATCAAATAGATTTGATTCAGAAGGCCACAGCAAAACAAAGAGGGGTGATCGTTTCCCCAACCGGATCAGGAAAGACGGTCATTGCTATGGGAATCATGTCCATGTTTCCCAAGCGGAGAATTCTTTTTTTGTGTCATTCTCTTTCTATTTTAAAACAAACCTATGATGAACTTATAAAGTTTAAATTTAAAGATGTTGGTTTTGTTGGGGAAGGAAAGAAAGACGTTTCTTCCAGAATTGTAGTGGCTTCTATTAAATCCATGGTGTCCATTCCCCTAAAAAAGCAATTTGATATTACTATAATTGATGAAGTTCATCATCTGTCAGGAACGGATACTCAATATTTTAAGTTTATGCTTCAGAATGAATCTCCGATAAGGATTGGATTCACCGCCACTCTTCCTGAAAAAGAAGAAGCCCGAATGACTATTGAGGGCTGCTTAGGACCGATAATAGGTGAGTTCAAATCGGAAGATGGAATTCGGGAGGGCTTTACGGCAAAGCCCTTTATTACTCTGGTTTCCGTATCTCCAATGAGTCAGATATCTGAGTTGAAAAGATACTCTGATATCTACCAGAAAGGAATTGTTGAAAATAGAGTTCGCAATCGACTGATTCTTTCTTTATGCGCTTCAAGAATTCGAGAAGGGAAAAGTGTGTTGGTTCTGGTCAAGGAGATTGAGCATGGAGAGATTTTACAGGAAATGGGAAAAGAGATTTTCCAGATGGAGCATCTTTTTATTCAAGGAAGTACAGAAGGAAATGTCCGGGAGCAAGTCCGAAAGGCCCTGATCAAGAAGAAAATAAAGATGGTTATCTGTACCGCCGTTTGGAAGGAGGGGGTGGATGTTCCTTCTTTGGATTGCGTCATCAATGCTTCCTCCGGTAAATCGGAAATAGCCACTCTTCAGGTCATTGGAAGGGGTTCCCGAAAAACAAAAACCAAAAGTAAAGTGGAGATTGTGGATTTTTTAGATCCTTACAAGTATCTTTCTCAGCATGCCATTATTCGATTGAGTATTTATGTCAAGCAAAATTGGTTGTAGATTTGATTGTGGAGAGGGCTCAGACCCGCAAAATCATAGATTTGTGGGGTCCTCCTCCCCCGGGTTGGTCTATGATTTCTGAGCCCTCTTCAGAGTTAGATCTGGAATGGTTTGATCCCATTGCCTATCTTCAAGATCGGAACATAGAATACTTTGATTCTGGAAAGAATGTGACCCGGGGATGGATCAATATCCAATGTCCTTTCTGTCAGGATCACTCAAATCATCTGGGAATCAATCTGACCAGTAAAATGATTTCCTGTTGGATCTGTGGAACCAAAGGCTCGATTGTCCGATTGATTCGGGAGATTGAATCTTGTAGTGAGTATCAGGCTCGACTCGTTTTAAAGGCGTTTAAAAGGGATATTTATTCAGACCCATATCAGATATCCTCTTTCAGAAAAAACCCTGCTAAAAACGAAGATAGAGCGGTTTTTCAAGGGAAAATAGAGTGGCCCAAAGGGGTAGTTTCAGAATTCCCTAAATCTCATCTCCATTATCTGAAAAAAAGAAAGTTTGATCCTCATAAAACCATTCTGAAATATAAATTGAGAGCCGGAACTAATTTCGGTTTTTATAAATTCAGAATAGTAATTCCTGTTTTTTTAAATCATCGAATAATGACTTTTGTTGGAAGGGACATTACTGGAAAAGCAATTCAGCCCTATAAAAATCATCCAGAGGAACTTTCTGTTCTTCCGGCCAAACATCTTATTTACAACATTGATTCAGTCAAAGAAAAAATAATCTTGGTGGAAGGGATTTTTGACTGCTGGAGAATCGGAGAGGGCTGTGGGGCTTCTTTGGGAACCAAAGTCACCAAAGAACAAATCAATCTGTTGTTGAAAAGAAATATCAAAGAAGTTTTTCTTTTTCCGGATTATGATGCGATTGCCGAATGGGAAAAGCTGGCTAAAAGAATTTCGCCATTATTTGATCGTGTAGAATTAGTCCTTATTTCTAAGGGTGATCCTGCGGATTTAAAGAGAAAAGAAGTAATAAAATTAAGAAGTTCTATAGGTCTATAATAAATTAAAGATATTTATTGATTTTTTGTTATGAAAGATATTATTCTATGAGTGGGAAGGATGGGAAGAAGTTCTTTGATGCGGCTCTCCCAAGCTCCTTCATCGAAAACTTCTTCCCTTTCCCTTCTGTTTTTCCGTTCACAAATAGGAAGCTGGGGAAAAATGAGCTTGGGAGAGATAAATAAAAATCCCCATTCCAATTAAGGAGCTTGGGAAGATGAGTAAACTCCCTTTTAATTTTAATTATTGTTCCTCTGAAGTAAAAATAGTTGATTATTTTACTTCTCCTTCCATATGTCTCAACCAATCCGTCATGGATCATTATGGAGTAGATATTGCTTTATGGATCTCCTTCATGTCCACCTGTTGGTATGAATACCGAAGAAGAAACTGGATTGATTTTCGGGGATTCTTCTCAATAAATAAACAGCAGATTAAGTCAGTCACCCACCTGAAATACAATAAGCAAACACAGATAGTTCAGAAGTTGGTCGAAGATAAAATCCTGGAAGTGGAGAAAAGAGGTATACCTGCTCGAAATCATTATAGAATTAACTTTCCCAAACTCTCCTCGGTTGTATTCAGAAAACAGAAGAAAATTATAAATAACAATGGGTTACATAGTCAGTCAATTAAGAACAATTTTCTATATAATAATAAAATAAATAATATCTCTTCATCTAAAATCTTATTAAATAATAAATTATTTAACAATCTTTTATCTGAAGAGATGAACTTTTCTGGCGAAAAGTTCAATCGCAGTAAAGAATCAAACTTTTCGAATAAGAAAATCAAAATTAAATTAAGAAAAAAAGTTTTATCCTCCCCTCAAAAAATATCCCCTGAAAAAAACAAATCCCATCTTATGAAAGATCGACTTAAATCCTTTCAAGATGAGGTTGATCTTATTTTCGATTATTGGGGAAGTTTAGGTTCCCCATTGCACAAACATAGACGATCCACCAAAACTTATCATCAAGCCAGAAAGCTTATCCAAAAAGCCCTTTCCAGATATTCCGCAGACAAAATCAAAAAATCCATGGACAATTATCATCGACTTCTTACCGATGAGGATTGTTGGGTTCATGCCCGATCTGGACAGAGTGAGTTGGGATATGTAGTTTCCATTGTAGATTTTTTCAAGTTCACTCCTCACTTGATTCGAATGATGAAGGTAAAAAAAGTGAATGTGGGATTTGATTCATGGTTCAAGGAGTGTGTGGGAAAAGAGTATGAGGATCTGAAAAATAAATATGGGGACTGGGTTGAGATTAACAATCCAACGGTTTTAAGGACTTTCCGAAATCTTTACAAAAAGAAAAAGCGAATATCAAAAATTTCGGTAGACGAAGAAAACAAACTCAGGAAAGGAGTTATTCGATTTGAAAAATTTTTAAAAGATTATTCCTCAAAGATGATCACGATAGATCGAACCCGACCGGAAACTCTTGTTGAGTATGTTTTTGATGCCGTTGGGGAAGATGTAAAGGGCCAATGGAGAATTGTGACTGCCGGATGGTTCTGTTCTGAAAAGACTTATGAAGCAAGGGTTCCCCTCCATCTGAAAAAGATTGGAATCATACTGGAGGAGATTGAGTTTGAGGAGAGAGCCCCTTTACCAAGATTTAATATTTATGAGTCGGATACTTGGAAATGATGATTGATCGGATTGGGAGGAAAATGAATGTCCTTACGACTGGCCGGAAGAAAGGTATTCAAGGGGGATGTCGAAAAAAAGATAGCCACTGCGGGAATAGTTTCTACAGAATTTTGTCGGGAAGTTTACCGAATGTACAAGCCCGAGTATATTCAGTCCGAGTATGTTCGAACGGTTTTATCTTGGGTTCTGGATTATTATGAGAGATACCATCATGCTCCGGGAAAGCAGATTCAGGATATTTTTAATTCTGAGAAAGAGGAACTGGGAGAAGAAAACAAGGACATTGTGGCTTCTTTTCTTTCTCGGATATCTGAGGAGTATGAACAACAAGGTTCTTTCAACTATCAATATGTGCTGGATCAGGCTCAGGAATACTTTAGGAAACAATCCTTGTATCTGTTGTTTGAAAGAGGATTAGGACTGATTGCCAGTGGAAAAGTGGATATTGCAGAAAATCAAGTAGTCAATTATGGAAAAATTTCTAACATTGTGGGTAACTGGGTGGACCCTTTAGATCCGAAAAGAGTTAAAGAAGTTTTGAGCAGGGAAAAGGAATCTCTTTTGTCTCTTCCTGGCCGAGCTGGGGAGTTGATAGGAGACTTGGAGAGAACCTGGTTTGTTTCTTTCATGGGTCCCATGAAGCGCGGCAAGAGCTATTGGCTTCAGGAGATTGCTATTCAGGCTTTGTTTTCCGGACTGAAGGTTTTATTTGTTTCATTGGAGATGAGTTTAGAGATGATGGAGGAAAGAATCTATCGGAGGATTGCTGGAATTCCCTCTCATAAAAATCGGATTCTTTTCCCAATTCTGGATTGTCTTGAAAATCAAGATGGTTCCTGTAAAAGAAAAAATAGGATCAGTGACAGTAATATTCTGACTAAAGATGGAGATGTTCTGGATTCTTTTGATTCTGGAGTATCTCATACGGTCTGTGCAGTTTGTAGAAATGAGAAGTATTTTAAGCCCTCTGTTTGGTGGATTCAATCGGATGAATTTGATGTGAGTAAAAGTAAGAAATTGATTGAGGAGAAAATTTCTCGTTTCACCAAAGTTTTCAAACGGAAAATGAGGTTGGTCAGTTATCCGGCTTTCACGGCATCAGTGGATGATCTTGAAAGGGAGCTTGACAATTTGGAGTATATGGAGGGGGTCGTTCCAGATGTGATTGTGGTGGATTATGCCGATATTCTTTCTCCGAGTTCCCGAGGACTTTCTGAGAGAGGAGTGATTGATGACATCTGGAAAAATCTTAAAAAGTTGGCCGCAATAAAACATTGCGTTGTCTTTACTGCCAGTCAATCCAATCGATCTTCTATCAGTAAAAAGAATTTGAGCGAAGTGGACACGGCAGAAGATATTCGGAAGATTGCCCATGTAGATGTGATGATAGGAATAAACCAGACCCCTCAGGAGAAAATCAAAGGAATTTGTCGACTGGGACTGGTGGCTCATCGGCATAAGTTTTTTAATCAGGAGAAACAGGTTTTGGTTTTTCAACAATTGGAAGTAGGGCATCCTTTATTGGATTCAGAATGGAGTTGGAGTTTTTCAGATTTCAAAAGTAGTCGAAGAAAAGAAAAAGATATTTGAGAAAGGAGAGAGATATGTTATTTTGGATATACTCTACTTTTCGAAGTTTTGATGGCGAGGTAAACTGTTTCTATCAAGGAGCACCTACCTTATTCATTCGTTTTGCCGGATGCAATATGAATCCTCCTTGCTCTTATTGTGATACGCTTTATGCTCATCGAAAGCGACAAGGAAAGCGAATGCTGGTCAACAGTCTTTTAAGATATGTTGACAATAGTTATCCCTTTTTCAATAAGGCTACAATCACTGGTGGGGAGCCCTTATTTCAAAAGGACGGTTTATTGGAATTGATTGTGAAGTTAAAACGGGAAGGAAAGAGGGTTTCAGTCGAGACGAATGGTTCCTTGCCTATACCGATGCAGAAAGATGTTGCTCCTGATTGTTGGGTGGTGGATTACAAACTTCCGAGTTCGGGCGCTCATCGGAAAATGGACAAAGATAATTTTGGAAAACTTCGTCCTTGTGATTGGGTGAAGTTTGTGGTCGCGAGCAAGGAGGACTATCAATTTGCTTTGAAAGTCATGGAAGAATATGATGATTTCGAACATTGCAATGTGGCTTTTTCTCCGATGATTCCACTGAAAAGGGGAAGGGGAGGAAGGGGAGGGCCGAGCGTTCTTGCCAACTGGATGTTGAGAGATAATGTTTTTGCCGTATTTAATTTACAGATTCATAAGTATATCTGGCCTGAAATTTACTTTAAAAAGAAAGGAAAGGTGGAGGAACATTAATGAAAGAACCTTTGTTGCATTCAATTTATACTCGGATAAATCAGGAAAAGCTTGAAGACAAAAGTCATTTCTGGATTGTTTTGAGAGAAGAAAGAATTTGCAAATGTTTAATTCATAAATGTGAGTTTGATTCTACGAGAGAATCTTGTCCCTATTGTGTTGGGGAGTGTGAGGAACAAATTGAGGAAAAGGATTGGCTAAAGGAAAAGATTCAATTAAAAAAAGAGGAAGAACATTAATGGAAGAGAAAGATCCTTTTGGAAAATCAAAGAAAGAACTGGGAGCAAAAATGGATTTCGGAAAGAATAGACTGGGTTTGGTTCTGAATGGATTTGCCAGGGCATTGTATGCTGTTGGGGAGGTGGGAACTTATGGGGCAAAGGAGTATTCTCCGGGAAGTTGGGCACACGTTCCTGATCCGATAAATCGCTATACAGATGCGATGTATCGTCATTTAATGGATGAAGCCAGAGGGGAGGAGTATGATCCTGGATCGAATCTTCTTCATGCGGCCCATGCTGCTTGGAATGCTTTGGCTCGACTTCAAAAGATACTGGAACAGGAAGAGGAAAAAGAAGATATGACCTTGCCTATACTTTGCATTGATTTTGATGGGGTGATTCATAGTTATAAATCCGGATGGAAGGGAATAGATGTAATTTCTGATGCTCCTGTATCAGTAGAAAAATATAGTCTACCAATCTATTCTCATTCTGAGACTTCCATTGACTGGCTGAAAGAACTGATTAAATCTGAAAAATTTCAGGTTTGTATTTTTTCGTCTAGAAATAGAAGTGCCATAGGGGTTCAGGTAATGAAGGAGTGGCTTTTGAAGTATGGAATGACTAAAGTAGAACTGGATCAAATTCGATTTCCTATTCATAAACCTGCTGCGTTTTTAACCATTGATGATCGAGCAACGACTTTTACCGGAAGATTTTTTACAGCAGAGGAGTTATTGAGTTTTGAGGTTTGGAACAAAGTGGAAATTTAAAATCTATGGAAAAAAGAAAGTTATTTGTAATTACTTGGAAGCACCAGATGTTTATTCAGGCCAAGTCGGAAAGACTGGCTAAAAGAAAGTTTTTGTTGGCTGATTTGGGTCAACTGAATCAGGAGGTTCGGAAAACTAAAGGACTTTCTGGTCATGGTTTTTTATTTCTGGAAAAGGTGGAAAAATTATGAAAAAATCTGAAAAGTCGATTATAATATAAATGAGAAGGACGATTTTAGTGGAGGATTTCCCTCGAATATTGGTGAATGGAGGTGAGCTTAATGTAACAAAAGAATGTCCAGAACTTTATCTGTCTGAGTTGTTTTTATTAGGTTTGGAAATGAACCTGGTTTACTGGTCTTTTAAATCACTGAAAGAATTTTATTATGAGTGTACCAAGATTGTTTGTCAGTTCAGTCAGGAAAGAAAGTATTTTTGTAATAAATCCGTCAAATCAGGCTTCTCCAGATTTATTACAAAAGCGGAAAGGAGGTTTTTAAAAAGAAGATTTGATGGAAGAGAGTCTTTGTTGGAGCATATTTACAATATTATTTTGTCATCTGAAAATTTGAAACCCCTAAGAGGCTTCGGTTTTGGTTTGAAAATAGGTAACAAACCCTCCAATAATTTATGGGGAAATTCAGAAAGGGTGAGTGTTCTTAATGGTCGCCCGGTGAGCGTAAAAGAAGTTTTAAAAAATCAACGAGAAGAAAGGAAGAAGAAAATGGCTGAGAAAGTAAAATTTGGTGATCTGAAAAAAGCGGTAAAGGCCTTCAATGAACTGGAATTTGTTGAAGATAAAATCAAAATTGTGGGAAAGAAAAAAGAAGATGTTTATGAGACTTTTTTGAGTTCAGTGGAAGCGGTGGTGGATGATCATGAGGAGGAGCTTCCGGAGGAGGTCATTGAGGTTTACAATGCTTTGAGTTCTGAAGCAGAAGAGGAAGAAGCAGAAGAAACTGAAGAGGAAGAAACTGAAGAAATTGGGGCAGAAGAAGAGGAGGTTGAAGAAAAAGAGGAAGTTGTAAAGGAAAAGAAGTCGGTTGAAAAAAAGGAAAAGGAAACGAAGAAAATTAAGAAAGAGAAAGGACCAAAAAAGGAGAAAAAAGAGTCCGAAAAAAGAATTTCTTGGATTGATGCATGTACTCAAGCCATTTTGAAGTCAAAGAATAAAAAGCAATCCGTTGAGAAAGCCGAAAATATTTTCCGGGAAGGAGGAGGAAGGGCCACTAAAGATGTTTCTAAATGGGCAGCATTGAATGTAGGAAGAGTCGAAAGAGTTATGGTCCTTATTGATTTCGTAGAAATAGATGAAAAAGGAAACTATCATTTCAAATAAAAACAAAATCTATAAATCTTCAATAGGTCTTCGGGGAGATTGTTTGTATTGTCCTCTTCCTCTTTCCATAGATAGTTATTTCAATTGTCTTACTTATTGCTATCATTGCGGATTTAGAAGACTTAATCGAACATGGGGGGAGGATCTGCGTCCGGCAGATCCTCTTTCCATAGAGAAAAAGTTGAGATCATCAGTTAAAAATACAAATCCCAAATCTTATAAAGCATGGGCTTTGAAAAATAAAATAACAATAAGATTGGGAAGTCGATCAGATCCTTATCAAGAAGCGGAGAGACATTATAAAATAACAAGACAGATAGTAAAGATTTTGATAAAGCTGGAGTGGTCTTTTGTTATTCAAACTCGTTTTCTTCATAATCTTATGAGAGATATGGATTTATTTTTCGATGATAAAAAGCGGTTGTTTGTTTTTCTTCCTGTAGTGTCTCCTGGATTGGAAAGAGATTGGGAATTGTTTGAAAGAAAAAGAACTACTTCGATTGAGAAACGATTTTATATAATAAAACAACTTTTGAAGAGAGGATTTTCTGTAGGGGTGAATGGGGAACCTTTCATTCCAGGATTTCATGACTATAGTGATTTTCGAGAGACTTTGTTAAGAATTAAAGATTGTGGAGTGAAAAGTTATAATGTGTACAATCTTCATTTTAATGATCTTGTAGCTAAAAATCTTCATAAAATAGGAGTGGACATAGAAAAAATATGGTATTATAATCAGGACTCGAAATGGAAAAAAATTTTGAAGAGACTTCTTCAAATATCGGAGAAAGAAAATATGATTTTAGGTTGTCCAGATTTTGTTAATACGGGATGGAAATGGAAGGAAAAAGCCAATACTTGTTGTGGAATAAATGTTTTGGCTCCCTCCACCTTCAATACTCATCATTGGAAAAAGAGATTACAAAATGGAGAAAAAGATTGGAGGAAAATACTCCAAGAGTCTTTTCAGGGATTTGGTGACAAGAATCTGGCTGAAAAAATAATAAAAGGACAAGAGACTAAATTTTACACTTTTAATGATGTATTGTAAATATAATTCAAAAATTTATTAAATTAAATAAATAGGATTTTGTATGGATTATTATGAATTAAGAAGTTACGTGGCAAAGATAATACCAAGGACGGTTCCTCTTTTGAATCAGAGGGACAAAGTTAAATATGTAAAAGAAAAAGGAAGAAAATCGGGATATGAGGAATTTAATTTAATTGAAAAGAAGTATGTGAAGCAGGAAAGACTTTTGAATTTAGAAGAAATAAATTCCTTTATTGAAATATCTTGTAGAGCTTCTGCTTGTCCAATGCCACTGAATATAGATGTATGGGACGGTTTGGTTTGTCCCTACAATTGTCTGTACTGTTTTGCAAATTCCTTTAGGGCCTCTTTGTACACTTCCTTTTTTGATAATTCAAAAACAAGGGGATTGAGACATTGTGATCCTGATAAGTATAAAAAACAGATGGACAAATATATGAATTTTAGAGGAAAAGATCCTCATTCATTTTCTGGAATCTCAAAAGCAATTTGTATGGAAATGCCTTTGAGATTTGGAATTCGTTTTGAAGATTTTCTTTTAAAAGAAAAGAAAAAAGGAATAAGTTTGGATCTTTTAAAATACTTGTCGGAAAATGAATATCCTTTGATGATAAACACTAAAAGTGATATTCTTGGTTATGATGACTATTTAAAAGTTCTTAAAGACAACAAGGGAAAGACCGCAGTACATATTACATTAATTTCTTCTGATAATGATCTGTTGAAAAAAATAGAACCGGCAGCTCCTTCCTATGAAAGACGATTGAAGTCAATGAGAAATTTGATTCAAGAGGGAATAAGAGTGGTTGCAAGAATAGAGCCCTTTATGGTTTTTATAAATGATGATAAAGATAAGACTGAAAAATACATGGAGGATTTGGAATCAATTGGATTGAAAAATATTACTTTTGACACATATAGTTACTCTGCTAATAGTCCGGGAATAAGACAGGCATTTTACAATGAAGGATTTGATTGGGAGAGAATTTTTTTGGCTGGATGTGATTCTCAACCATTAGGATCTTTGTTATTAGGAAAATTTATGGAGATGTTTCGAAAAAGAGGATTCAGCTGTTCTACTTTTGATATGGGGAATGTTCCTTCAAATGACCAAGCTATCTGTTGCGAGGTGGAAGATTGGTTTGGAAAATCTCAGTACAATTTTGGATGTACTGTTTACTGTGCTCGTTTTATAAAGGAAGCAAAAAAACCTGTTGGATGGAAAGATTTTTGGGAATGGGTGAATAGTAAAGGAGGATTTCTTACTGAATCTTTGGAGAGGGAGGTTCAAGAGTTATGGAATTTTGAAGGAAATGAAGCTTACTCTTGTGGATGGGCTTCTGGAATTGAATCAGTTGGATGGGATAAGAATGGGATTGTCTGGAATTATTCTTCAAAAGAAGATTAACGAGAAAAGATGGTAGAATCTCTTTTTATTTAAGAAAGGAGGAGGGAAATTAAAATGAAAATAAGTTATCAAGTGGAAAATATTTTTTCTCACTCTGTGGCTCTTTTTCAAAAAGGAAATTTGAAGAGTACTATTTATGCCTATGGAAAGGAAATATTTATTCTGAATCAGGACAAAACCTTGTTTTTTAAATTTAGTTTGTCTCAACATAATTTTGATCAACCGATAAGCTTCTATTCTAATGATTATGATAGCAATCATATAGAGATAGAAAAGGACTCCGTTTGTTTTGTAAAAAGACAAAAGGACTATGAGAGAAAAAAATATTGTAAAGTTCCAAATCTGGATTTTCATCAAGTTCAGAAGTTGTTTGGCTCTTTTGAGTTAAAGAAGGAAAATCATTCTGTGATAGAAAATCTTTTTCTTTCTTTTTTGGAGAATGATTTGAGTCATATTGAATTTAGTTGTAAGAATAAAAAACTAAGAATAATTCAAAGGGATGTATATTCTGGAAATGTCATAAAAATAACTAAAAGATCTTCAGATAATTTAGGGCTTTTCTCTGAAGGAAATCTTAGTGATTTTTCTCCTATAGGATTGAGAACTGCAGACTTTTTGTCTTTGTTTGTTTTTGTAGAAAGCTTTGACTTTTATTTTACAAAATCAGGTTATGTTTGGGTGGAAAGTCGAAGTGGAAAGATGAAAATGATTGTAATAATCTCAAAATGTAAATATGATGAGTTGGGGGGAGAATAAAATGGGAGGTAAGAGTCGAAAATCGGGAGGAATCAGCAAACAATTGATTGACAGAATAAAAGGGAAGTCTGATGGAGCCAAAAGAAAAGGAAGAAGAGATTTATTGGAATCAGATAAAAAAAAGGGACAATCCAAATTTTTGGATGACTGATCCATATGTGAAGTATAAGAGATTGGTTTTTGTTCAGGAAGATACTTTGTTAGGATACAAAGAAGATGTTAATTTGAATGAGTGGTTTTTTTGTCCTTTTGATATAAGAAAAGACTCTTTTGATTTGAATCAAAATGTATTTTGCGGATTTCCCAATCAGAAAAATTGTCTGGGAAATTCTATATTTTTAGATTATCAGTATATTTATGATTCGAAAAATTTTAAAGATTTGTCTGGAAACAAATGGCAAGTTTTTAGAAAAAATTCCAAAAAGTACAGAAGAAGATTTGAAGGAAATTTTGATTATCGTTTATTGAAAGAAGGAGAAAGGGAAGAAGAAATAGAAAATTTGATTCTTGGTTGGTCAGAAAAGGAGAAAGAGATTTATGACTCGGAGGTGATGATTGACTATTTATTTTTCTCTGATTTTCGTTGGGGTTTGTTTACGAATGGAAAGTTGATAGGAATAAATGTAGCAGAAGAAAACTGGAAATACATTTATTTTCGTTTTTGTTTAGATGATGGAACTTCTTTTTTAAATGAGTATTTGCGGCTTTTGTTTTATGAGAATGTAGAATTTGTTTTTGATAAGAATAAGTTGGTCAATGATGGGGGAGATTTAGGAAATGAAGGGTTGGCTTTTTATAAAAAAAAGCTGAATCCTGTTAGGATAGATTCTATTTTTGGATACAGAAAGGAATAAATTTATGAAAGTAGAAAAGGAAAAATTACTGAAGATTTTGTCGGATTGTGCTTTGGGTCTTTCGGACAAGGGACTGGTAGAGGGATCGAATCTGTTCACTTTTTCCGGGACCCATGTGATTACTTACAATGATCAGATTGCTGTTTTTTCTCCATTTGAAACTGATTTTCAATGTTCAGTTCCTGCCAAGGAACTTCTTAATGTGGTTTCTAACATTGATGACAAAGAGTTTGATCTGGTTTTTTCTAAAGATAAATTGAAGGTTCGAACTGATAAGACCCGAGCTTCCCTGGCCACATTCAATACAGAATCCATATTGGAATCGGTTTCTTGTCTTTTCATCAATGAATCTCCTTCTTTTCAGATGGAGAAAATTAAATGGGATTCTCTTCCGAAAAACTTTGATGAAGCCATTGATCTCTGTTCCTTTTCCATATCTCCTCATGCTCTACATGGATGGATGTCGTGTGTTTTATGCGATGGAAATTTTGTATCAGGAACAGACAATTTCCGTATCAGTAGATATCAGGTGGAAAAGAAATTCAGTGAAAGTTTTCTGATTCCCGGAAGATTTATTCCCGGAATACTGAAGTTTGGTTTCACTGATTATTGTCTGGACAAGTCCTGGATTTACTTTAAAAAGGACAAACTGGTTTTCTGTTGCAGAAGGTCCCTGGATGAATTTTCGGATGTGAGTAAGTTTATGGAAGTTGAGGGAAGAAAATTGCGATTGCCCAAGGAATTGAAGAAAGCCGTTGAAGATGTTTCTTTCTTCACAGAAGGAGATTTTGAGTCGGATCAATTTATAAAAGTCCTTATTTCTAGTGAGGGAATAAAATGTAAAGGAAAGAAAGAAACCGGATGGATAGAGAAAAAGATCGACTTTAAATACAAGGGGGAGTCTTTCTTTTTTAATATAAATCCAAAGTTTTTTTCTCAGATTTTGAATCATTCTACCATTATGATTTGTGGAGAAGGGCGGGGATTATTTGTATCAGATAATTTTCAACATGTTTTGCTATTCTTTAACAAAGAAGTGGACGAGGATAAATGATTACAAAAAGGAAAATAAAAGGATTGTTCTTTGATGTTTCTCATCAGTCAATAAGCAGGGACCAGCTTACAGAATTACTATGGTCTGTTTTGAAAGATGCTACTTTGGAGGAGTTTGTTTCTTTTATTACAAATAGGTTTTATGAATGTATAGAATATGGGAAGTTGATGAATGGACAGGATGTAGGAATAAGAACAAGTCTTCTTTTTAATCCGCATCGATTATCCACTTCAAGTATAAATAGTACAAAGGGAATTTCTATATTTGAGGGTTTAAAAGATAAGAGAGTAGTTTCCGGGATGGCAAGAGTTGCCCTGTTTAAAGGAATCGAAAATAGAAGAGGGCTATTAACTTATATAGAAGCTGGAGTACAGGGAGTTGGTTTCATTCAGGAATTCCCGCCTTATTTAGCAAGGGATATTTATAAGTTTTATGGGTTGGATTCTACGAGAAAAATTCTTGATCCTTGTGGAGGGTGGGGGGGAAGAATGATAGGGGCTTCCGTTGTGGGAAGTACATATGAAGCGTTTGAACCTTCTACTCAAACATACAAGGGACTATTGAAATTGTATGATTTTATAAAGGGAATGAATCCTGAATTTTCGGCAAAGATATGGAAGCTTCCCTTTGAAGATTCCCGTTTAAAAAGTAATTTTTATGATTTTGCTTTAACTTCCCCGCCTTATTATGATACAGAAGTATATTCTGATGAGGAGACCAATTCTTTAAATAGATACCCGTCTTTTGAAAAGTGGATCAATGGATTTTTTATTCCTTTGGTGGAAAAGACAATGATTTCTTTAAAACAAGAAGGGGTTTTCGTTATAAATTTAGGAGATAGGGTCTATCCATTATCGGATGTCTTGAAAGAAAATTTTCAAGATAAATATCGCCTGAAAAGGGTTTTTTTTGGAAAGTATTCTCCATCGGGCGGATTTGGGAGAGATAGTACTAAGGGGGAGAAGTTTTATGAAATAAGAAAAAAGAAATAACAGAGTGAACCTTTGCGGAGATGATTTCTGATGGAAGGATTCTTTCAAAAAGAAGCAGAAGAAATTAAAACAAAAAATAATTGTGAGGTATGTGGTCTTTATAAAAAATGTAAATCTCCGAAAATGAGTTATACTGGAGAAGGAAGAAAGGGAATACTTATTGTAAGCGAGGCTCCTGGAAAATCGGAGGATGAAGATTGGAAGAAACTTGGATATAAAGAGCCTACTCAGTTGATTGGAGAAGCGGGCCAATTATTAAGGGACAGACTGAAAAAGTATGATCTGGATTTAGATCGAGACTTTTGGAAAGTGAACTCCTTGAATTGCAGGCCCCCAAAAAACAGAAAACCCACCAGAAAAGAATTAAAATGTTGTAGATTCAAAGTGGAAGAGACTATAAAAGAAACGAAACCGAAGTGCATTTGGCTTCTTGGAGGAGCAGCCATAGAATCTTTTTATCAAGGATATTTCACCAATCTTTCTATAAATCGTTGGAGGGGTCTTTGTATTCCCGATTTGGGTAGTAATGCCTGGATCTTTCCGATGTATCATCCTTCTTATCTTTTAAGAAATCAGCATGATGAAAATTTATCTTCTGTTTTTGAAAGAGATATTAAGAAGGCCCTTTTAAATATCCAGACAAAGAAAGAACATCCTTCCATTTTGAATCTGGATAAATTGATTGCTGTGGACAAAGATTTTGATTCTGTTTGTGACCGACTTCATAGAATTATTGAAAGAAAAACTTTGATTGCTTTTGACTATGAGACCAGTAATTTGAAGCCCTTTGGAAAGGATCAAAAGATATGGACTATTGGAGTGTCGGAGTCTGGTTCTTCCTTTGCTTTTCCCTATCAGTATCCTCACTGGAATACTTCTCAAACTCAGGAAATTGGTCGTTTGTGGAAAAGAATTTTACTGGATGAGAAAATTGAAAAAGTGGCCCATAATCTCAAGTTTGAAGATATATGGAGTCGGAAATTTTTTGGCATTGATGAGGTGAAGGGATGGAAGTGGTGCACCATGAATGGTGCCCATATAGAGGATAACCGGGATAAGTTTTCGGGACTCAAATTTCAAGCCTATATCAAGTATGGAATTTATCCTTATGACTCTTCTGTCCAGAGATACATTTCTGCTTCAACAGTTGAAGGAAGAAATTCACTGGATCAGGTTCCTCTATCGGATCTTTTATTGTATTGTTCCAAGGATGCTTTACTTGCTTATAAACTCTATGAAGAAGATCAGACAAAGTTATTTGAAAGAAAAAAAGGACTTGGAAAAGCCTATTCTTTTTTCCATAAAGGACTTCTTTGTTTATCTCAAATTCAGAGTGGAGGCATTTCAATAGATCATCCTTATTATCTTGCTCAGAATAAAAAGCTTGGAAGAAAATTGAAGTTGTTGGAAAAGGAACTTTGTGAAGGGGAGGAGTCTGAAAAGTTTAAAAAGAAGACAAAAAGAGATTTGAATATCCGTTCTGACAAAGACTTGAGAGAGTTATTATTTTCCGTGATGAAAATGGAGTCCAAAAAGTCAACAGGAAAAGGAATGGATTCGGTTGACAAAGAAGCCTTATATGGAATGGACATTCCTTTTGTGAAGAAGTTATTGGAGATGCGAAAGATTGATAAAATAAAAGGAACATATCTGGCTCAGTTTTTGAGAGAAGTAATTGATGGAAAGATTCATCCTTTTTTTGATCTTCATACTGTGAAGACATATCGATCTTGTGTAGCTAAAGGAACAAAAATATTAGTGTTGAGAGATTTTGTTAAATATCCAGAAGGGGTTCCAATTGAGAAAGTTAGGAAAGGAGATCATGTTTATTGCTTTGATGATGATTTGAATCCAAGTATTCAAAAGGTTATATGGGCAGGAAAGACGGGAAGGAGAGAAGTAATAAGAATTTATTTTCATGGAAAGAAGAAAAAAGGAAAATATATTGATGTCACCCCGGAACATAAAATAAGATTGGTGTCTGGAGAATATGTAGAGGCCCAGTATCTTACGGGGGATTTTAGAACAAAGAAACAGAGTAAATATAGTCCAAAAATCTCCGTTTTATCTGGTGTTCGTCAGGGAGACTCTTTATATTTTACGGGACATACGGGAAAAAATAATTCGAGGGTAATGGAGCATCATTTTGTTTATGAGAGTTTGATGGAAAGACTTTCTGAAGGAGAGATAGTTCACCATAAAGACGGAAATCATTTAAATCATGAATTAAGTAATCTTCAAAAAATGACCGCAGGGGATCACGCTCGAATTCATTGTCGTTTGGATGATCAAGAGATAAGAAGAAAAAATATTGAAGCGGTCAAAAAAGGATGGAGAGAGGGAAAGTATAAAAATTTGATAAGGAGAGGTTTTGATCACCCTCGTTGTTTGAAATTATCAAAGCTTGAAATACTGAGATTGTTGTTTAAAAGTAGAGGAAAGATATCTGCAGGAGGAATTGGTTTTTCTACTTTTAGAACGTATTTACAATTGTATAATATTCAGGTTGACTTGATAAAGATAAGATTTGATTCAAAAGGAAAGTATATCTCAAAAAATAGATTTATCAAGTTGTCTAAGTTAGGGATATCAAAAGCACAAAGGGAGCTTGGCCATAATTATTATAAACTCGAAAAATTATATAAATATTTTCAGATTCCCTTTCAAAGAAGATGGGCAAATCAATTCGGAAGTTTTAAAGTGGGAAATCATTGCATATCGAAAATAGAGTGGACAAATAAAGAGGTAGATGTCTACGATATTGAGATAGAGAAGTATCATAATTTTATAGCAAATGAGATATGTGTTCATAATTCCTCTTCTCGTTTCAACTTTCAGAATATTCCTGTGAGGGATGAACAGGCAAAAAAAATAACCAGAAGGGGAATTATTCCCAGTTCGGGAAATCGGATATGCGAAGTGGATTATAGTTCATTGGAAGTGAGAATTGCAGCCTGTTATAATCAGGACGAGAATCTGATAAAGTATGTGACTGATCCTTCATCGGATATGCATAGAGACACTGCCATGGATATTTGGAAACTTCCACAGAAGGAAATTAGTAAGCCGATTCGATTCTATGCAAAAAATAACTGGGTGTTTCCTCAGTTCTATGGAGACTGGTATAAAAGTTGTGCTGAATCTCTATGGAAGAACTGCCTGAACTTGGAAACCAATTCTGGAGAGAAAGTAAAGGATCATCTGAAAAGTGTGGGACTGGAAAATTATTTTCAATTTGAAACTCATTGTAAAAAAGCAGAGAATATTTTTTGGAATATCAGATTTAAGCAGTATCAAAAATGGAAGGACAAAATAAACAAAGAATATCAGAAGAAGGGTTTTATAGAAACCTTTTTAGGATTTCGTTTTCAGGGATATATGTCCAGAAAGGATGTCACTAATTATCCAATTCAAGGGACCGCTTTTCATTGTTTGTTGTGGTCATTGATAGAAATCTATAGTCTGTTTCGAAGAAAGAACTGGAAGAGTAAAATCATGGGTCAGATTCATGACTCTATTGTATTTGATCTATGTCCAGATGAGGAGAAAGAAATTCTTCCTTCGGTCAAATATATTATGGAGAGGAAAATACGTAAAGTATTTGACTGGATTATTGTTCCTTTGGAGGCGGAGTTTGAAGTCACCCCGATTAATGGTAGTTGGTATGAGAAAAAGGAAATTAAGGTTTGAGAAAGGAAAATAACAATGAGTGATAAGCTTCCCCTTCATCTGAAGTATCGTCCTAAAAGATTTGATGAAGTAGTAGGAAATTCTTCTATGCTTCAATCTTTGAAATCGGTCACTGATCGAGAAAAGGGAATCCCTCATTCTTTTTTGTTTTGCGGTCCGAGTGGTTGCGGAAAAACCACTTTGGCAAGAATACTCAAGAAAAGATTTGACTGCTCTGATCAGGATTTTGTTGAGTTGAATGTGGCAAATGTGAGAGGGATTGATACCATAAGGGAAATTGGACATCAGATGTCTTTGGCTCCTATGAGAGGACAGAGCAGAATCTTTCTACTTGATGAGGCTGCAAAATTAACGTCGGATGCCCAGCACGCCCTGCTGAAGTTTCTGGAAGACACTCCTAAGCATGTGAGATTTATTCTTTGTACCACTGAACCGGAAAAGCTGATTGCCACTATAAAAAACCGATGCTCGACTTTTTATGTTTCTTCTTTATCCACAAGGGAGATGTTTAAGTTTTTAAAAGATATTTGTGAAAAAGAAAAGAAGAAAGTTCCAGAAGAGGCCCTAAGAGAAATAGTGAAAGCTTCCGAAGGAAGTCCAAGACAGGCTTTGGTCATATTGGATTCTGTAATTGATATGTCTGATGAAAGTGGTTTAATTGATGCAATCAAAAACTATCATATTCAAAGCAAGGCTGGAGTAATTGATCTTTGTAGAATACTTTTGAATTCAAATTCAAAGTGGAAACAAGTGACTGAAATTTTATCTAAAGTAGAGGAAGAACCAGAAAGCATCCGGTATGCAATTTTGGGTTATATGAATTCAGTTTTAATGAAAGGAGAAAACAATTATGCGGCATTGATCATTGAAGAGTTTTCCGAGTCTTTTATGTATAGCAAGAAGGCCGGATTGACAGGAGCCTGTTATCGAGTGGTGATGAAATGATTTTTTTAAAAATTATTGAAACTTTATTATAATATAAAAGAGAAGGAGGTGATTTTATGGGGTACAAAGAGGATCTTGAAATTGACAAGTATGCTTTGGATCATGAGTGGGAGAAACAATCTCAGTTATACATGAAGTGGTCGGAGAGGTATGCTGAAGCGGTAAAGGAAAGGGATGTTCTTCAACAAAAAAAGAAGGTTTTGAGGGCGGAGTTGGATCAGAAATTCCGTCAGAAATTTATTGATGAAGGAAGCAAGTTCACCGAAAATATGATTGACTCGGAAATCAGAAGGAGTGCAGAGTTTCAGAAGATTCAAGAAGAGTTAATTGAAGCAAATAAAAATGTGAATGTTTTGGATTCGGCCAAGTGGGCGATGGATTCCAAAAAGAAAGCCCTGGAAAGTATGACCAGTTTGTGGTTGGGAGGTTATTATTCTGAACCCAATATTCCTGCGGAAGCAAAAGAACATTCTTATAGAAAAGGAGCCAGTGAAATTAAGAAACTACATCAAAAACAAAGTACACTGAAGAGAAGGATGGTGAAGTAGTCTTGAGTGAATATCTAAAAATATTCTTATCGGTGATTGTTTTTCTTTTTGTTTTGTATGTTTTGATTCGTGTATTGTCTTCTGGAATTTTCAGAAGTTATTTTGAAACCAAGAAAATGTATGAGAAAGGAAAGAAACATGAAGAAGAGGGATAGAAAAAGTTCAAGAAGGGAGTTGTATGGAAAAAGCACCCGGGAAAGGGTCAAGAGAACCTATGATCAATCGGAACCTTCCGGGGGAGGGATCTTCAAAGAAAATCTCACTGATGTTACTTTTTGGAAGTGTAAAGAAGGAGATCATCTGATTGACATTATTCCTTACTTTGCCGGACCGAATGATCCTGATCCTGAAGTTGCTGAAGGCACGGACACATACAAGCTGGAAGTTTTTGCTCATGGAGGATTGGGACCGAATGATCAGATGGTGGTTTGTCTGGCAAAGACCTTCAATAAAAAGTGTCCGATTTGTGAAGATCGAAAACGACTTTTAAATGAAGCTTCCCCGGATGAAGAACTGATCAACAGTCTGAAGGTGAGCCGCTTTCCGAGAGTGATTTATAACATTGTTTGTTATGACTCTTCAGAAGAAGAGAACAAGGGAGTCCAGGTTTGGCATACCTCCTCCTATCTGATGGAGCGGTACTTGGTGGAGTTGGCCCGGAATCCCCGAGTCCGCTCTGGAGGAATCGAAGCCTTTACTGATTTTTCTCATATTGATTCGGACAAAGGAAAAAGCATTTCTTTTACCCGAAAAGGAACTGGGACCAATACTCAGTTCATTGGACATAAATTTGTTGATCGGGATTATGACATTCCTGATGAAGCTTTGGAGAAGGCCCATACATTGGATCAACTGATTCATATTCCCACTTATGATGAGGTGTATAAACTTTATCATGGGGAGGATGATGAGGAGACCGAGGAAAAGCCGGAAAAATCTTCTGTTTCTTTGAGGGAAAGGAAGAAGGAAAAAAGAGTCCCGGACAAAGAACTTGATGAAGAAGATGATGATTCTGAAGAGGAAGAAGAGGAAGAAGAATATCCAGAGGATGAAGATGAGGATGAAGATGAGGATAAACCTTCTCCGAAACCTCCGAAAAGAAAGTTGGAAGTAAAAAAGAAAAAGAAAGATGAAGTTGAAGACGACGAAGAAGAAGAGGAAGAAGAGGAAGAAGAGAAACCCAGCAGAAGGGCTTCTTTGAGAAATAAAGATAAAAAAGAAAAGAAGGTTGAAAAGAAGGGAAAATCGGCATGCCCTCAGGGGGGAACTTTTGGAAAGGACATTGACGAACTGGATGAATGTGAGGAATGCGAAGTCTGGACTGATTGTGCCAAAGAAGCAGATCGATTGGAGGAAGAAGGGGAGTAGTTTGTTTTGGGCAATGACTGGTTTATTGGATGGCAAATATGAGGAAACTCGAACATTCCATAGCTGGCGGAAAGGACGTTTGCCGAGATGCCAGTGTGCGGCTTGAGTTAGCAGACCGGTCATTGCCCATTTTCAGTCTTGGAAGAGGGGGAAGAGAATGAGAACAATAAAACCAAAAACGGCGAGAAGATGGATCAAACATAATGCCCTTGATATCAATATGTATTCTAAGGGGATTAAATTTCCTAAAAGATTTGTGAAGCAGTTGGAGATTTGCAGAGCTTCCTTGCAGCCAGATGTTTATATTCAAAAGACAGTATGAATACTTTCTTGGTGCAGTGGCACAGCGCAATGTGCCTGCGTTGGAGACGCGGACGACGCAACGATCAATTGTCCAACCTTCAGGGAGGAAGCACGCAAGTACGGAGACGGAAAGCAACTTAGGATGCAGCCCTGATTGTATGATAACCGCGCTAATAAGCATACGTGCCGGTGAGAATCCGGCCTGCACCAAGATTTTATTTATTAAGTTCATTAGGACAAACAAAAATGAAATTACGGAGATCAAAAAGAATTCAATCGGATGAAATGCTATACTATTACAATCTCTATGTTCCTCACTATCAGGATATTGTTTTTAAACAAAATTATAAAAACTCCTTTCATGAAAATTATTTTACAAATGGAGAGTATATTGTAAATACTGCTTTTATTAAAAGAAGAAAGATCTTAGAAGTAATAAAGAAGTTGGATTCTCCCTTAACCGATCTTTTTAATTTTATTTCAGATGTCAGTAAAAAGAAAGAGGAAGCAGAGATATTAGGAGAGTTTGTTTTGGGTGGTGATGAGGGAATTTTCATTCATGTTTTTGATAGGTTCAATCGAAAAAATTATTTCTTTGATTCTATGTATATTGATTCTGTTGTGAGTGCTGCTTCAGTTGACTTTTCAGAATTGAAGTTCTTTTTGTCTCAATCGCTTGATGGAGTTTTGATAGTGATGAATCAAGAACATGTTTTTGGATTAATAATGTGTATTGATTTTAAAAGAGAAGAGGAAGTTTGGGAACTTTATAAAGATCGAATTGAGTTTTTATACCCGGAGATTAGTAGATACATTCTACAATAGGAAAAATCATAATGAAATTGAAGCGAAGAAAGACTACTAAAACAGAAGTGAAGGATGT